AAGGACTTATTACCCGCAGCAATCGTGACGTGTTGGCTGACACGACGACCTCAGACTGGTTGCCAAACTTGAAAGGTCGGGCCGATGTGCCGGAAGTGATTGTGGAAACTTTTCGCCGAGTAATGCTGGATTTACAAGCTACGCAAGCGAAGCTAGGCGATCATGCGGCGTCAATCCAATCACTTGACGCCACGGTCAACAACCCGCCTGCTCAATCGGTGTTGACGACGTTTACCGAGCTGTCTGTTGGTTCACCGGGAACGCCCGATGGAGCAGTGCGAATTCGAGTAGGTCGAGGGACGCCGGAAGCTATCGTCGAAGGTAGCGCGTTTCGGGATATTTGGCTTCGCACCGATGCGGTAGGCATTACTACTTGCCTGTATATTAAAACCAGTGGTGAAGGGAAAACCGGCTGGACAGCAGCAGCGATATAATAATGGCAAACATCGAACACAAGCCGCAGCAGTTTGTCTCGAAAGGCGTGCAAACGTCCAAACCTGTAAATCGGTTGGATGCAGGTAAGTTTCTTCGACTGATCAACGTGCGGTCATACATCGACGGGTTAATCCAAACCCGCCCCGGCCAACAGCGTCTCACTACCTCAATGGCTGATACGCCGTTTCACTCTATGCGACGGCTAAATGTCTTGATACCATCGGCCTCGCAGGCTCAAGCGCTCATCATTGGCGCAGGCACCAAGCTTTACGCCTCCGACTCCACCTTTAGTGCCTTAACCATCAAAGACTCAGGTTACTCAGGCGGCTACCTCTCAATGGTGCCCCATCGCCCCACGCAATCTCCTGAACCCTGGATGTACGTGGCAGATGCCAACCGAATGCGCAAGGTGAAAGTGGATGGTACGAACTACCCAATAGGCATTGCACCGCCTAACACGGCCCCAACTGCCGCCATTGGTGCGCCAATCCGTACCACAATCAGCGACTTTGAAGCGCTGGGCGCATGGACGGTAGGTGGGGACGCGGGCGCAATCGCAGTGGCGTCAAGGCTTACCGGCGCAACCACTATCACGCGGATATTGTACGACGTTGGCACCACTGGCTTAGCCAGCGTCCAGCCTTCCGTCATGGACAGTAACATTCAGCCCGGCATGTTTCTCATCGTGGATGTTGCTGGTACACCAGAAACCTTCGTGGTTGAGCAAGTGTTCCGTACTATTGTCTCCACCACTATCGCCGCCATCACCTTTGACACTGGCGCAACCGGCCCTTGCACCATCCAGCTCACCGCATCGTCTGAAGGGTTGGAACGTGACGCGCTAATTCTAATCAACTCAGGTGGTGGCACGGCAGAAGCGGTGCGTATCGAGTCGGTCACTGTCGGCCCGGACGGTATTCCATCGTTTCGCTGCACCACGGTCAACACGCATGTTGCCACCGAGACTATTGATGGTTTACCTTCATTCCGCGCTTACTTCACCGCTGCGCACGTGGCTACCAACACGCTGACTACCAACAAGTTTAACTCCACCATCACCTTCGTCACGGGCATTGGCTATCTCAATCTTGTTGGTGCGCTCTCATTGGTCACGTCCTCTAACCGTCCTATTGCCGACAGCGACGAAATTCACATCTCGCTACGGATAGATAATCCCTCTCGACTGCTTGAAGCCCGTGTGATGTTCGACGTAGACGCCACGGTCAACGATTTCACCCATAACTACCTCTATAAATCCATCACGCAAAATGAACTCACCCAAGCACTGCAAAACACTATCACCACCACCACCGCTACCCAGCGCATTGCCCAGCAGCGGCAACTGAACGATTACTACAACCAGAACCTAGCCCTGCGTCGTAAAGTTGATCAACTTGGTATTGATTCAGGAATACCGCTGAACTTCCCGCCAATTTTCACAGGCGGTGATACAGGTTCAGTCGATACCAGCGTGACGCAGACTACCTCTGGTAATAATCAGTGGACAGAATTAGTATTCAAGGTAAGCGATTTGAAGCGGATTGGTGCCGACACCAGCCGAACCCTCAAAAACGTTGCGGCTATCCGTATTCAGTTTCAAGTCTCTGCCGACATCGTGGTGGATGTGGATGCGTGGTGGATAGGCGGAACATATGGTGCGGATATAGGCGATGTTGGCAGTCCCTATCTTTATGCTTACACTGCCCGTAGCAAGTCCACCGGCGCGGTTAGTAATCCTTCGCCTCCAATGCGTTCAGGGGTATCGCCGCACCGCCAACGGGTTGTCGGCACGGCCGCTCAGCACACCGACTCGCAGGTTGACGTACTGGACATCTACCGTATTGGTGGGTCGTTGAACGAATGGCATTATGTGCAAACCATCGCTAATAGTGCCACACCAACCTTCACTGACGATTACCCTGATGATGTAGTAACACGCAATCCAGTGCTGGAGTTTGACAACTTCCAACCATTTCCATCAACTGATGTGCCTCGTGCGGGCGTGTGCAATGCCAGTGGCACGAAGGTTACTCGCGTGTCAGGCGATGTGTTCAATGTCGCGTGGGCACGGAACTCCACGATCTTAATCAACGGTATTACCTATACGTTGTACGCCTCGCCTACTTCTACCAATGTACTGGAAACCAACGAGAATGTTGGCAGCCTGACCAATGCCACCTTTGAGATTCCCGACGCTGTATTGCTCGGTCAACCACTGCCAGTTATCTGGGGGCCGTATGGTGGTGGGCTGGGTGGTGTGTTCATGTTCGGCTGTGGCGATCCTCGACTTCCCGGCACATTATTCGTCACCAAGGGCAATAACCCCGACGCAGCGTTCTATCGACTTGAAATTACCAGCGGTAGTGAAGTCCTGATGAACGGTTGTATTTACGATGGCCGTTGCTACGTGATGTCCAACACGCGGATGTATTCGGTTGAGCCGGTCAACGGTGGGCAGGACTGGATTGCGCGAGAAGTTGCTAACTCCATCGGTCTTTATGCTCGTTGGGGAATTTGCGTAGGCGACCAAATCTATTTCATTGGCAAAGACGGCATCTACTCATCGCTGGGTGGTCAACCTACCTCCATCACCGACGATACCCTTTACAATCTTTTCATGCACGATGCAGGCGTGACAACTATCCACACAGCCGATCTGTTTGGTATCACTATCCCTGATTGGGGTACACCTAACTCCATGCGGTTGGATGCGCAAAAGAACACGCTGTCATGGGATTACAAGGCTGGTGGGTTGTGTTACACGCTTATTTATGACGTTCCTACAAAACGCTGGACACAGGACATATACAGCGATTCAACGGTAGCCGTGCATTACCAGAATGAAGCGCCCGGCGCGACTAATATCCTACTGGGCGGCTCAAACGGTCGTCTATACAACCTGACCGGCGATTTCCTTACCGACGCAGGCACGAACTTCACTTCCCGCGTAACCACAGGTTTCGAGGATTGTGGCGAACCTCGCGCCGATAAGTTGTTTCAAGAGATATTTCTTGATGCGGATTTTGGCGGCGTAGTAGTTACCGTCACTGATAACATTAACAATAGTCTTGGTGTGCTGGATACTTTCTCACCTACCGCTGCCGCTGGCCGTACCACCACCATGCTCGACTTAAACGCTGGAGCAGGCCGTCTCGCCCGCAACATTGGCATCGATCTGCAATGGTCAAACGGCGCAGTCAGGCTGTACGAATATCACTATTCCTACTACCCAAAGGTTGACCATTCCAACTTACGCGCAACCGACTGGGATGACCTTGGGCGCTTTGGGCCAAAATGGATTCAAGGGTTATCAATTCATGCCAACACGTTCGGTGTATCAAAGTCGTTTTCAGTAATTACCGATGACGGCCAAACGGTTGGCCCGTTTACTATCACTCACAATGACGAACGCATTACCGACATCTCGTTCGATACACCCATCATTGCTAACCTCGTGCGCGTCACTACCGACGATCCCGATAGTTGGATGTTGTTGGGTATTGATTGGCAGTGGCAACCAGAGCCGCGGTTGGCAGAGGAGTGGATTGCGCAACCAACATCGTTTGGCTTCGACGGCTTCAAAACGTTGGATTCGATGGGTTACGTGGCCCATCGCAGCACGGCAGACTTAACGTTTGCCATCATGGTGGATAACACGATAAAAACCTATTCAATCCCTTCCAGCGGTGGTATATTTGCAATCAGCAGAGTGGTGTTGGATGCGAACTTAAAAGGCAGGGTCTTTCAACTGTCGATTACCAGTGCTCAGCCATGTCGCGTTTATCAGGAAGCGTGCCGATTGGGTGTCAAGCGATGGGGTGCCAACGAACCTTATCAGTTACCTAAAGCCACATGGCAGATTACTGCATATAGACCGTTTGGCGAGATTGCCCCAAGCGGGGAAGCGAGGATTTAGCTTATGCCAAGAGTAGTGCTTACAAGTAATGCGGTGGCTTACAATGTGGTCACGCTCGCGCGGGCGAAGCGGGCAAACTTTCCACTGGCTCCAACCGACCTGTCAATTCAAGTGCCCGATAATAGCGTGGAGGCTGCTAATGCCGGGGCAACGCTTAAAGTTGGCACCCCTGACTCGCTTGTTACGCCTACTGACGTTACAGGTGGAGAAATTGCATTGTTGGAAGGCGATACGAAAGTGTGGCCGGGGCCAAACATCGACGCAATGAACAAGTACATGAAAGGCTCAGTGAATAATCAGGTCATCTACATCGGAGCAGAAGGATGAAAGCTCGGGTTTTACCAGTTATGGAATGGGACAAGCTTCGTCCTCTTTACAACTCACTGGGCATACCTTTACCCAAGCCGTTAGAATGCGTGATTTATGTGGTCGAGGATGGCGATAAGGTCGTGGCATCGTGGCCCATCCACAGCATTCTTGTTGGCGGCTTGATGCATGTAGACAAAGCGCATCGAGGTAATGGAATTCCTGCGATGCTGACCGAAGCGGTGGGAGAGCATTTGAACTCAGGCGATGCGTTGTTCACCGTGATTACCAATCCTCATGCGGAGAAGTTGGCGATAGCAAATGGGTTGGTAGAAGTTAGCGGTAAGCTGTTTCGTAAAGATATCTGAGATAAGGAGGGCACGGCGATTTCTGCGCTTTTTGGAGGAAAGACAGCTAGTGAGAAGGCCAACGAGCAGACCTTTAATACTGCCTTCCAGCCACTCATCACTCAACAAACCGGGGCCAGTAAGTCAGCGCTGGACTTTGCACTGCCATTGTTGAGTCAAGGCACGTCTACACTGCAAGGGCCGCTTAACTATTTCAAAACACTGGCAGGCGGCGACCGTACAGCTATCTCACAACTTCTTGGCCCGCAACTTGACACTATTGCGCAGGGCGATGCACAGGCTCGGCAGAATTTCTCCCAGTTCGCACGGCGCGGTTCGATGATGGAGAATCGGTTAGGTGAGCAGAGTCAAGCGACTACTAGCGACATCAACCGCATGTTTCTTTCGGCTCGACCAGAAGCAAATTCACAGCTAAGTGACATTGCACAGTTGCTATTTGGTACGGGGATATCAGGACTGAACGCATCTACAGGTGCAAGTGGCAATGCGTTGGGTGCTTTGCTTAATTATCGCAGTGGCAATCAACAGTCTCAAGCGCTTCGTCAACAGGGTAATAGTAATATCTTTCGATTGGCAAACTTTGCATGGAGTGGGGCGGGGTAATGCGCTTGGAACAATGTCATTATTCACTTTCTTGGCGTAAGATTCGTAAGCTATATAAGGTGTAAACTAGATGCCTGACGGTGGCCCGCTACAAATGTTATTTGGGCAGAGTGCGCAGAGTGAAGCTGACCAGCAACAGGCTCGGCACCAACAAGTGTCAGAACTAAGCCAACTGCTTGATCGGCCCGATGTGACGTTGGACGCTAAGCAGGCCATTGCTACCCATCTTGAAGACTTGATGAACGTGCCGTCCAAGAACAAGGGGCTGATACCGATTATCACCAGTATTTTCCATCACCAGCAGCAAACTCAACAGCCGCCTGCTTGGCAAGTACCGGAACTCTATGGCAACCGTAATGCTCGCGTACCTGACGTTGCCGCATCTCCCGATTTTGGCTACCAACCTGCTGCGAATCCCGTTGGCCCAAACATACTCACGGAAACTGGCACACCTCCCAGCCCTGAAGGCCAACGGCGAGGCAGCATGACACCTGCGGACTTAGCGGCGCGACGGCAAGCAACCTTTGAAGCGCAGAAACAAAGTGATATGCAGGATCGGCAAGATTTTCTGGTTAAGTCACGGGGCGAGGAAGCACGAAAGTTGCAGCAGATGAAAGGTGATCAAGCATTTACCCGATTATCTACCCGTGATGATAGTCGGATGGCATTGCTCCATGAAGGTGAGAAATTGCGTGCTCAACGTCGTACAGCGGAACTTGCTGCCGCTTACCCTGATGCCACGCCTGATCAGATTGCGGAGAAGGTGCAGGGTGAAATTCAGGCGACCCAAGACCAGAAGGCTGCGCGTACCGCCTTTCTCACCGCGCAAACTCTAGCTATTCCACAGGCCACTGCAATCAAGTGGGCCAACCTCGACCAAACTGCTTTACGCAACGACATCTACCGTACGGCCACGGGCAACGCGGCAGACAAGGAAGCGCAACGGCAGGCAGTGGAACCAATGCTGGATGAGTTGAAGTCGGTGCAACGCAGCATTGAGTATCTGAGCAAGTTTCCTGCTGGTACGCCGCAGGCCGCGCAGCTCACCCAAGAGCAGGCCCACAAGGCTGGTGTACTAAATGAAATCTGGAAGGTAAATAGTCAGACTACACCGCAACAACCGACCAGCACTGTGCCGCAACGGAGTGGCGTGCCAGTAAAGCCGAAGAAAGACCCGTTAGGGATATTTCAGTGATATGCCCCAGGAACCTCTCAGCATCAGTGACTTTGCCGCTAAGATTAAGGCGAAATACCCTGACTACGCTAGCATCGATGATGAAACGCTGGCGCAGAAAATCATCACAAAATATCCAGAGTATGAATCTAATCTATCCAGCGACGATGTAACCCATCTTACCGAGAAGCGCGTGCAGGACGCGGCAGCAGCATTTGACGATATTAACGGTCGTTACTTGGCGGCGGGGCGTAGTCTTAGTTCCCGATTGCAAGGTGGGGCACAGTCAACGTTTGGTAGTGTTCCGGCTCGACAGCAACCGTCGCCTACTTCAACGCAGTCATCTAGCCTTAAAGGCGGTGCAGCAACGATCTTCGACCGCGTACCAACTGTCCCATCACGTCAGCCTCAAGGCGGCGTACAGCAACTACGCAACAAGTTCGCCTCAACGTCTGCTGACCAGCAGGCGATAGAAACTAACCTTCGCAACTCGTCGCCTGTTACCCGTACGGTGTTGGAAACATTGTTGCAAGGCGCAGCGGGGATTACCGAAGCAGCGGCAGGTTCGCTTGACTTGCTTCGTTCCATCGCTCCCAGCGGCCCGTTGCCTGCGCAAATGCAAGCGGCAGTGCAGCAGATGCAGGGTGCTGCGGCGAATATGCGTGGCGGCGAGGAAACATCTAAGGCTGAACACCCTGAGATTAGTAAGCTGGTTCGTGCGGGGCAAAGCATTGCAGGCGGGGCGATTGAATTTGCACCGCTGGCACTGGCCCCCGAGCTGGAGATTCCTGCGGCATTGGCTGGGGCGGCAAGTTTCGGCGGCTACAGTGCATTGCAGGCCAGTGGACGTGGTGAGTCGGCAGGTCAAGTTGCGCGCACTGGGGCCACACAAGCAGTGCTGGGCGCGGCGATGGGTATGCCGTCCAAGTTGTTACCGTTCGAGAGTTCGCTGGCTCGTTCAGGTGCAAAGTTGTCCGTTGTCTCTCCTGCTGCTTACACCATGACGCTAGCTAACGGTGGCTCACAGGAAGATGCGCTTCATGCTGCCGTGCTATTCCCACTCATGGCTGTACCAGGTGAAGTAGCGAGTTTCGTTAAAGCCCAGCGAGCGCCGAAGTATATCCATGATGATTTTGGCACCGTCACGGAAGCCGCTGACCAGTCCAGCGTACCAACCAATAAAGTGCGTGTTACCGATGAGACTGGAGATACCCACGTCATCATCAAACCATCAACTGTCCGTAACCAGCGGGCCATTCCTTTGCGTGAAGGTTGGGAAGTGTTGAATCCTGACGAAGTAGCACAAGGAGCCAAGCCCAAGGTGGGATACCGACCGAAAGGAGTGCAAGCTAATGCCGAAGAAGTACGAAGCAATCAGGGACAAGCTGGAATCCAAGGGGGTGTCAGTGAAACAGGCCAAGACCTCAGCGGCCAAGATTTACAACAGCCAGCGGAAACCGGGGCAGGCTCCGGTAACGCGCAAGAGCAAGTAGGTACAGTTCCGCAGAGAGTTACGTCAACTACTGCTACGAGTGTCCCGTCTGAACAACCGCCAACAGCCGCTCAACCTGCTACCGCAGAGACAACGGCTCCCGCCCCGCCACAAGCCGTAGAGATACCAGCGGCGGTGGCTACTCACGTCCAGAAAATCCAGCAAGCCACCGAGACGGGTAACACTGAATCGCTCAACAAACTGCTCGATGAAGCTGGTATCACCAACGCCGACCTAGCCGTTGCCGCTGCGAAAGGACAATCTCATGCCGCCACCATCCCGCTCAGGGAAGAAGCCGCCCAAGTTCTCCCCAGCCGACAAGGCCAAGATGTTGCAAATGCTGTCACCATACCTGCTAGAGATAGCACGGTTGCGGGGACAAGTGCCACCGAACAGCCCGTCACAGCCACAGCCAGCACCACCGTCCCCGACCGCACCGGCATCGCCCAACGGGTAGAGGAAGCGAGACGGCAGGCGTTGGGTGCTGAGTCACCGACCACGGGTGCGGCACGAACACCCGAAGAACTGGTAAATCGTGGGCGGCAACTGTTAGCCAACGGTGTTGACCCTGCTGCCGCTATTACCAAGTTCAGCGAGACTGGTGCGGTTAGTGCTGACGATATGGCGTTAGTGAGAGCACAGCATGAGCAACTGACCCGTGTGGCTAATCAAGCGGCTGACGCGCATGGCACGGACAGCAAGCAGTTCAAGGACGCTGAGGCTGCTCGCACCGCGTTCTGGGATTCGGCCCAACCAATGCGTACCGCTTGGGGTGAAACAGGACGGGCACAGCAAGGTGAGACAGCGATAGATAGCGGCACGTTTTATGGACTGTACCGAGCGTTCAAGGATGTTAATGGTCGGGAGATGACGGCGGGTGAGGCTGCGCAGGCCAAAGACCTTGTGCAACGGGTAAGTAAGACCGACACAGGCAGTGAAGGTACTAGTCGCGCGCTAGCTGCGGAGTTGGACAAGGCACATGGTCTTAGCGATCTGTACCCTGACGTGCGAGCGGCTGTTCAGCGATTTGTAGACCAGTCAGCACGAGAGTCACGGGCAGCGGGGCGGCGACAGGTTAAGAAATCGTTAGATGACGAAGCAGCGGTGCTCAAATCCAATATCGCGGCTGAGTTTGCGAGGCTGCGTTCCCAGCAAGGTGGTGTGCTGTCGGCAGGCGGGTTAGGCAACCTCGATCCTGAAGGCGTTATCACCAAGAACATTATTAACCTTGCTAAGAACCGGGTAAAGGCTGGCGTTACTGACATCGCTCAACTTGTCGATGAGGTACATGCAGCGGTTAAGGACTTTGCAGACATAAGCCGCCGTCAGGTAGCTGAAGTGATTGCAGGACTAAGTGGGCCAACTGTGCCGTTACGACCACAAAGCGATTGGATGGCAGCGAAGGGTGGAGTGCGGGAACAGTTGAAGGCGGAAGACGCTGCACAAGCCTTTGCCGACTTGAAGGCCCGTATTGCAGGTGGCACTATTACCCCTACCGATGCTAAAGCTATCTGGCAACATGCTCGTGAGAATTACGTGGACAAAGGGGTAAACGTAGCTGAGGCGTTTCAATCTACCGCACGAGACTTGGGCATTACGCCGCAGCAAGTGAGAGAAGCGGTTGTCAACCAACCCAAAACCCAACGGATGACCGACGAGATGTACCGCCAGATGAGCGCGCGACGTGAAGCACGAGGTGCCGCTGAATCATGGATACGCAGCCGTGATATGTCGCCGGTGTTCAAAGTGCTCAAGGGTTATAACGATACGATGTTCAACGTTGCGGTGGCGGGGCATGGCACAGTTGCGCCGGGTACTCATGCTGCTGGAAACATCTTTCATCCAACCCGCTGGGCCATCTATATGAAGAACGTAGCACGTACATGGGACTTCGCGTTCAGCCCTGCCGACCACGAACAGGCCATGCAGGATTTAGTCAACGATCCTAACCACACCATGTGGCGACGAGCTGCGCTGGCTGTTGACCCTGCCAAAAACTACGATGAATACCAGAACCCGCAGATTGCCAAGATATTTGGCACGCTAGGCAAGATGGGTAATCGAGGCTTCGATGCTCTCAAGACCATGCGGCAGGATTTTGCTAATGCTCGCTGGAACAAGTTATCCGAAGACCAACGCACTCTTGAGACGGCCCAAGAGATTGCTCGCATAGTTAACCATTCTACTGGTGCGGCCCCGGAGCTTCGGCTACCTGACCCGTACAATAAAGTGGTACGGGCAATCGCCTTTGCCGCGCCGCTAGAAGCGTCTCGCTGGGCACGGATTGTTGGTGATCCAGTGCGCACGGTTAGTATTTATAGCAGGATGGCGGCAGGGCAAACTGTTACCGCCAGTGAACGTTACTTTGCCAAAGAGACAGTCAAAAACGTAGCGGGATTTGCGGCGACCTACACCGCTGCACTGGCCTTGAATCAAGGCGTCCTCAGCGCATCAGGCAGTAAGGACAAGGTGAACTTCACCGATCCATCGAAGCCTGACTGGTTGCGATTCAAAGTGGCAGGACGGCCACTGGAATTCACGGGTGGAATTATTGCAACCATTGATTTCCTAGGCAAGTTGGCGTCTGCTCAATGGAAGCCTGATCGCGGTGAAACCCCTTATCAAACAATGTGGAAAGCGGGAGGTCAATACGTGCGTGGCAAGTTCTCACCGGGCTTTGGCACAGCGGTAGACGTAGCCACGCGCACTGACTATTCAGGCCGACCAATGCCATTTTCATCGAACGAGGGCACGGCAGCTAAGCCTCGTCTTGGTTACGCTGAGTACATCGCTCAACGTGGCCCAATCCCGGCATCCGAGGGTATCCGTGACTTTTATGATGAAATGCGAAAACAGGGCGTCCCGATGAGCACGGTAAACGAATTGATTCAAGCAGTGCGGACTCATGTCAGCACCGCCGCAACGTCCACGGGCATTGGAGCATTCAGCGGTGCAACGGGACTGCGGGTAGGTAAAGAGTGGCAGGACAGAAGCAGCACCGTTCCACCACGTCCCACTACCGCCCCACAAACCGCTGTGCCACCGCGACCATGAGTGATAGATTGAGAACGTTTATGAAGCGATTGTTAATCATTGCTGTATTGCTGCTGATGGCTACGGTTGTTACCACTGCCCAGCATCGAGTTAAGGTACAGGGAATTGCGGAACGGGGCGGGGTGAAGGTTGTCACGCAGGGAATGTCATCGGTTACAAAGGTGACACAAACTTTTCCGGGAAGTACCGTTACTATTTATGACCACGGAACTACAAATCTTTCAAGCTTGTGCTCTGATAACGCTGTCCCATGCGCTGTGCTTAGCAATCCTTTGACCGCGAACGTTACCGATGCAAGTTATAGTTTCTATGTTAACGCGGGATCGTATGACTTAAGGTTCAGCGGGCTAGGTATCGCTAACGCATTTACCCTTAGTGATGTCAATGCCAGCATGGCGTTTCACGTAATCATCGGCAGTCCCAACGCCCCATGCAACCCTGGTGATATGTTTTATGACCCCGCAGGCTCAGCCACCAACACCACCGCCTGCGCAAAGTATTACGGTTGCACTAGCACGAATAACCCCAGTGAGATACCAACTGCATGTTCTCAGTTCAGCCCTGCCAACATTGCACCGGGAGTCTTTAACCTACTCTCCTATGGAGCAAAGTGTGATGGAGTAACAGCAGATGATACTGCGTTGGCCCAAGCGTTGGCGGCGATTGGGTCAAATAAAGCTGCGATCCTGATGCCTTACACCGCTACCGGGAAATGTCTCTTAGCAAACACCGCCACCATCGGGACAAATATCACGGTGGATCACTTGCAGGGGGCGGCGTGGTTGCTCACCGACACCAAGACATTGACTGAACCGAATATCCTTGCCACGTCTACCCAGCAGATTTGCTACAACTGCACAGCAGGACATGGAACGCTGGTGACGAGCACTTCTCCAATTAGTCCGCTTTGGTGGGGTAGTGATACGCCTGCGTTTCAAGCAGCTATTACCGCTGCGATTTCCAGCGCAAGAGGCAGAACGATTCTTGTCCCTGCGGGAACTTACACTGTTACTGCGAGCATGTCAATTCAAGGGGTGATGGGGATTAAGTTTATAGGCTCCGGCTACCAAACAATTTTCCAATGGGCTGGTAATAACTCGACGCCAATGTTCAATCTTGGCAGCGTGGCAAATTCCGAATTCTCAAACTTCAAGATTCTCGCTGCCGCCGCTACGCCACTTGCTGAAGCTTTCAGAATTGAGAATAGCGGGGTGGCCGTTGCTCCTACCCAGAACCATTTTCACGATTTATTCATTGAGGGATTTGATAGCGGAGTAGGTATTGGGTTCCGGGGAAAAGTTGGAGCAGGGGGCGATGCTAACAACGATTTTATGTTGTTTACCAATGTGCGCGTATCTAACTACTCCAACTCTGCATGGACAATGGAAGGCAGTCAGGAGCATGGCTGGAAGATGGTCAACTGCTCAGCTTTTGCAGCCAGTGGGATCGGAAAATACGCAGTAGCAGGCGGAGGGTCAAATGGAGCACTCGCTAACTTCTTTTGGGACGGGGGATTTGTCGGACAAAATACAGTGTCTGATTTCTTTCTTGGCACCTCACCTGTGCTTACCTTGCCGACTGAGATTGCCAACGTAAGCTCTGAATTGAGTAATCGGTTTTTGATCACAGCGGCATTAGGGATAGTAAATAGGGCCACTTTGCGAAATGTGAGGTTTGCCCCTAACGCTCTTAACGCTGATGGGCAGGCTGTACAACTACACGCCGCAGGGCCGTGGGTGTTCGTTAACTGTGGGTTTGGTGATGGGCTGGGCGTTACTGATGTAAAGATATTTTGGGAGAGCTACCAGAACACTCAGGAACCATCGCTTGCATTCATTGACTCAACGATTGATGGAACTGAGACGACTCTAGCGGGAGCATTCCCCGGTCGCGTACCTACGTTTATGAGCGGGTCGATGCTGTCGGTTAGTCAGTTAGTTGTTCTCAGTTTGGATACGCTCGCGCTCAATGGTGGAAACGGATCGTCCGGTGCGTTTAAGTCGCTCACAGAGTTAACCACGATTGCCGCAGCAGCAACCACCGACACAGCGATTCAAATTCCCGCCAATGCGATTGTTATGAGCGTCAGCGTCCGGGTCACGACCGCGATCCCGACAGCGGCAAGTTTCACAGTTACCGGGACGAGTAGTGCCACAGTCTTTAATACGGCAGCAGTGAATACGGGTTCACCAACTCTTGATGCGGGAACCAAGTCATGTCCGTTCTATAATGCCACAGCGCAAACGATTCGTTTCACGCCAAACGTTCAGCCTGCCGCTAATACAGGGAGAGTCCGAGTAGTTTTGGTATATTACCTTTCGGTTCCCCCGGCACAATAATGAAACGCTTCGCAACCATCACGGCGCTAATACTCGCTCTTGTGGCGGCGGCTCACGCACAGAGCGCTCAGTGCAACTGGTATGTATCGCCTACAGCCTCGGCGTCAGGTGACGGAAGTTTTGGAAATCCTTGGCAGCTCATTACGATTTGGCATGGCGACCCAAACTTTGGTGGAGTTGCGCCGCCAGCTTCTATTCATGCAGGTGACACCGTTTGCTTGCGCGGGGGAACTTATCTAGGCAGCTATCAGTCAATTCTCTTAGGCACGTCTTCCGCTCAGATCACCGTCAAGTCCTATCCGAGCGAGCGCGCGGTTATCGACCCTGGCAGCATCTCGATCAATGGTGGCTACATGACGGTGCGGGACATTGAACTCTTCAATTCCAACACCTTCCGCACTGACTACCGGACAGGAGGATTTTTTGATTCTGCGCTGGGCACCCAACTCATTAACAACATTATTCATGATGGTGGAGTAGGCATCGCTTCATCGGCCTCAGGGTCTAACGCCTTATATTATGGCAACATCATCTACAACGTCGGCTGGGATGACCGATTAACAGGCCACATGCAAGGAGGCACCGGCCCGTGTACCTACTTACAAAACCAGACCGGTTACAAGCGGTTCTATAACAATATCTGTGCAACAGGGTTTGGGTTGGGTTTCTCTGCTTACACGGCAGGCAACGCCGCAGTGACGGGATTCGATGTTCAAAACAATATCAGTTATAACTTCGGCTACTGGACTCGCTATCACGATTCTTCTTACGCCACAGAAGGACGCGCTCAAGACAATCTCTTGTTTGGTTCGTCCAGCGGCGCTCAGTTAGCGAGCTTGATCGTCTCCGGCAACATCAGCTATCATCGTGAACAACGTGGGGCGGATAACCTGACGATTGGTTATGGTGGCGCAGAGAACATCAGCGCAACGGTTACAAACAACACTTCCATCGGTGGAGACGTGGTGTTGTCAAAGTTCGAGACGCTGAACGCTTCGAGCAACAAGATCATTTCAAACTTTGAGCCCATGACCCATCGGCCTCCGGTCACGCCAGTTTCGGAGGTGATAAACAACAACACCTACTACTATTATGGAAATAATGGGAATTGCAACGCGAACTACCTCTCAAACGATTTGGGCCAGACTTACCTCACGGTGGCTCAGTGGAAGGCGTTGGGTTACGACGCTAGTTCAACTTTCAATCCGTGCAACACTCGACCTCCACTAACAGTCACGATAACTCCTAATGCCTATGACACAAACCGTGCGCATGTAGCCGTTCAGAATTCATCCAGCGCTCCTACGGTGAGTCTCAACCTTAGTTCATTCCTGAGCAATGGCGACACCTTTCAGTTGATGAATGCTCAAGACCCAAAAGGGCCACCAGCAGCGAGCGGAACGTACAACGGCCCGGTCTCGGTTAACATGATGGCCTGCACGGTAGCAACTCCCATAGGCTACGACGCGACCTCAATGACTCCGATGAGTCTCATGACGAGCTGCCCACAGTTCGCGGCTTTTCTATTGCTGCGTAATAGTGGTGCGCCGGTCACTCAGCCGCTGACTATGCCGCCTACGGGCGTCACAGTGCTGGCAAGTAATAATCAAGTCCAACTGAACTGGAATACGCTGACCGGAGCCACCAGCTATAAGGTGAAGCGAGGCACGGCGACAGGGGTGTACACCACCACTTTCACCACGACCTCAACCAGCTATCTTGATGTCTCAGCGGTCAATGGGACGCCGTACTTCTACGTCATCGCAGGAACGAACTCCGTTGGCGATTCGCCTAACTCAAGTGAGGTCACGGCAACGCCAACAAGCGGGGTTCCGGCTGCGCCAACGAATCTGGTTATCACGAATACGAGTAACCCAGCGGCGATCACGACCACGGACAGCTTCACCGCAACCGATGGCACTGACTTGAGAAATCATGTCGGGGAATTGGGAGCGATTTGGACTCAGCCAAGTTACTCAAACAGTCCACAGAACTTTATCTACGGCAACAAGGTCACGCACGGAACAGCCATCTTCAGAAACGGCTACTACTCGTCAGGCTCACCCGCGACGAACAGTTACGTCAAAGCCACCTTCACAGTGTTGAGCGCGGTAGGGGCGGCCAATTTAGCCGGCCGGCTCGATCCCGTCACAGAGAATTATTACTACGGTGGGTATGACTTCTCCACGGGGAGTTGGAGTATCTACTCTAACCTGAACGGTGTGACTTCCCAACTTACTTCGTGCTCTGAAACTCTCGTAGCGGGCAACACCCGTGCAGTAGAACTGGACACTGTTGGCAACACTATAACGTTGAAGGTGGCTGGGGCGATATGCGGGCAACCAGTGACGAATGCTGACCATCCCGCTGCAGGTAAAGCTGGGATCATAATGAGTGGTGCGACCTCCTCGACCACGGGGATCGCTATCTCGAACTTTGAAGCGGGATCGTTGGCATCGTCTTCCACTACCGCGACCTATCAGGACAACAGTAATAACGAATCGGGCTTTTCGTTGCTTCGTGGAGTCGGAGCGTCGCCATCGTCTTACGTCCAGGTAGCTAGTGGAGCGGCAAACGTCACGAGTCTAGTTGACTCAACAGCGAATTCAGGGACTACCTATTCGTACTATGTGGTTGCATTTAACGCATCAGGAAATTCTCAGCAGTCTAACGTTGTGGTGGTAAATCCCACGCTACCGCCGACACCAACAAATCTGAGCACAGCGGTCATCAGCACGACGCAGATTAACCTGTCGTGGACAAGTAGTGTAGGTAGCTATAGCGTGGAGCAGTGTCAGGGTGTGTCATGCGTCAACTTCGTGGTCATTGGTACGCCAGCGGTAGCCTCGCTGAACGTCACAGGGTTGACGCCTAACACTCCTTACTCGTTTCGGGTGCGGGCGGTGAATGGGAGCGGTTTTAGTTCGTACTCGAATGTTGCGTCGAACACCACCAGTGCCACGCCTACGCCCTCAGCACCTACCACTCCCGTAGCTACTGCCGGTGACGCACGGGTAAGTCTCACTTGGGACGCGATGGCGAATACCGTCAACTACAAGGTGTTTCGGCGTGTGGTAGCGGGGAGCTACAACTTCAATGCGCCATTAGCCTCACCAGCAACCAACTCTTACCTTGACCTGACCGCAGCAAACGGCACGCAATACTTCTATGTGATTCGCGGGACTAATGCTTCTGGTGATTCAGCGAGTTCCAGTGAGGTCAATGCTACCCCTGTGGCCCCAATCGTCGTTCCTGCGGCCCCTGTGCTCTCAGACACCTTTGGGGATACCCAGGCCGTGCTGAACTGGCCAGTGGTCGCCACAGCGACGGGTTATAAGGTCTACAAATCAGTCACCAGCGGGGTCTATGGGGTACCACTGGCGACTCCAACTTCAAATACCTACACGGCGGTAGGTCTAACCAACGGCACACCATATTTCTTTATCGTGAAGGCCACCAACACGGCGGGGGATAGTGTAGCGTCGAATGAGATCACCGGCACCTCCGCGACTGTGCCCATTGCACCTACTGGAGTTGCCACCGTTTCAATCAGCGGGCAGGTGACAGTGAGTTGGAACGCCTCTGCCGGGGCAACGTCATATAAACTGTTTCGCGCCACTACATCAGGTGGGTATAACTTTGCTGCGCCACTCGTCACTCAAGCGGGCTTAACTTACCCTGACGCCACCGCAGCCAATGGCACGATTTACTTCTACGTCGTGAGGGCGGTAAATGCACAGGGCGATTCGTTGTCATCACTGGAAGTCACCGGCAACCCTCCCGGCACGGTGACTGCACCCTCAAGTTTAGCAACGGGAGCCGTCACCGAAAACTCTATCGTCCTAAATTGGGCCAACGGAGTTTCGTATGACGAGGTGCATGTTGAGGCTTGCAGTGGAGCGGGATGCACTGTGTTTGCGGAGATTTATAACCTTGGACTGGTAACGACCAAAACGGATACGGGCCTAACTTCCTCAACCTCACGGTCATATCGTGTGCGGGGAAAGCTGGGCGGCGTGTTCAGCAACTACTCCAACACGGTCACAGCGGTAACAACCGTTAGCACGCCTACCACTTTGGTAGCAACGGCGAATGGGCCAAATGAAATCCTTCTTACTTGGCTACCAAATGGCCCTGCGCAACCAATACAAACCACAACCTGCATAGAGAGGCGCTTAACCATTGGCGGCACCTTTGCCCAACTGGTTTGCAGTGGCAGCATATTAAGCACGTTTGCGGATGACAGTGTTCTTGCCTCTACGGACTATACTTATAGAATTCAAAACCTTGATGCCAACGGGCCAGGAGCCTATAGCAACACAGCCAACGCCGTTACTACATCACTGGGAGTTACCATACCAGGAACGCCATTCAATCTAAGCTGTGCGCGTAACTCGTCAACGTCAATTACCTGTGGCTGGACGTTGGCAAATCCCCGCAGCGAGACTTCCGTGGTACTGGAAAAGAGTACTGACGGAACAACGTGGACAAACGTGGTGAACACGTCGGCGGGAGTGCAGAGCTACGTCATTATAAACATGCAAATTAAGACCTTGTTTTATTTCCGAGTTCGGGCTGTGAACGGAACAGGGCCAAGCGGAAACTCAAACATCGGCTCTGCCGTAACCACGCTGATCTGCGACTGGGCCACTCCGGGGCGGTGTCGCTGAGGTTAAACTATGAAACGAACATTAATCCTAATCTTCTTTCTTTTCTCGCTTAGCGTGAGGGTGACTGCTCAGGTTACACTTGCGAAGCCTATCAAATTCGTGACAAGCAATCCGACAGTTTGCTCGGGTAATTTTCAGTACAACAACACAACGACAGGTGACATCTTTGAGCGGTTAGGATCGTCTGGCACGGCGTGTACGAAAATAGTCAATGCTTCAGCAACAAGCATCGTCAACAACGCCCCCTCTGGCAACCTTCCTGTCTCAGCCGGCCCCCCTACACTTAATGATAGTGGAATAGCAGCGGTCAAGGGCGCTGCGAATAATCTCTCGATCACAGGGGGCTCCACAGGCAATCCCGTCATTCTTTCGGCAACAGGAAGTAACGACAACGTGGCCTTGCGAGTAAATCTAAAAGGCTATGATGCCATTACCGATACAGGGTTGAGTTATTTGCTGATTAGTCCTAACGCATCAGTGCCAGCGGGGACGATTGGGGATGTGTTAGGAGGCGCGCTTTGGATCGAAGCGGAGCAGACTAAAAATGCGAATATATACATACGACAGGCAGGGAGCAGCGCGGGCTTTAACCCAAATTATAACCTAATGATGTCCCGTGGCACTCTTGCGGTTCCAACTGCCTCGCAGAGCGGAGATAATAACGGACAGGTTATGTGGTACGCTTACGATGGCGCTAATTGGGGACAATTAGCAGCAGTGGAAGGCTTTGTCGATGCCGCTGTTGGTGCAGGCAGTACACCGGGGCGCTTGTGGTTCACAACATCTAACGGGGCAGGCTTGCAGTTAGGTTTAGAGATAAATTCAGCGCAGAAAGTTACCGTTCCCCAAACACTAAATGTTGGTTCTCTCTCCGTCTCTCAAGCCGTCTTCACTGATGCAAGCAAGAATCTAGTGAGCAAGGCGGTAACCGGTTCTGGAAGCGTAGTCCTTGGCACTTCACCGAATATCACGACACCAACTGGAATTGTTAAGGGTGATGTGGGATTAGGCAACGTAGCGAATGTTGATACTACGAGCGCCGCCAACATCTCCAGCGGCACACTGCCCAACGCTCGCATCGTAGCGCTGCCACTGACCGCGCTGGCTACTCAAGCTGCTGATACCGCCGTAGTCAACGCAACTGGAGGGGTTGCCGCACCAACAACGGTGGCGATCGGCTCCTGCTCAGCGGGAACAAGCGCACTGACTTATAACACAACTACTCATGCCTTTGGTTGCAATTCGATCAGCGGTAGCCCTTTCGCGGACAATGCCGCCCTAGTCAAAAACAACGGCGACAACACGAAGCTTGGCATCTTTGATGTCTCACTGGTTACGAGTGGCACAACCCGCACTTATAAATTCCTTGATGCGAACGGGTCGATACCGATTGCGCCCACGGCTGGGCCGATCACGTTTGCAGGGCCAACAGCGGCACGAACGGTCACACTACCTGACGCGAACTTCACTGCGGCTCGGACAGATGCCTCAAACACTTTCACCGGCGCTCAAGGAATAAATGGCCCCATAATTGGCGGAGTAACCACGATCCATACCGGAACCAATCAGAACATTATCGTTCAATCTCACGTGACACCGACTACTGGCATCACAATTCAGTCCGTCAATGATGACAACAACGCTGGGCAGGGATTGGAATTTCGCGGTAGCGATCTCGTGTTTGCGGCTAGTGGAGTAGCCGCGATAACAGTGAACTCAAGTCAGGCGATAACCTTGCCTGGTATTATCTCTATTACTAACGCGACTGACTCGTCCTCGTCGTCAACCGGGGCATTAGTAGTTAGTGGTGGCGCGGCGATCAACAAGCGCGTTTTCATTCCGGGCATCTCTGCATCGGCAGGATTGCAAACTGCGGTTCTCTGTCAGTCATCAGGCGGCGAGATGATCGCCGATTCGGTTGCTTGTTTAGCGTCGTCGTTGCGATACAAAGATGGCGTTCACGACTTAGCGGGTGGCTTGATCGAGGTAATGAAGTTGCGTCCAGTCAGTTTCACCTACAAGCCCGAAGGGATCTTTGCTACAAACCCGACCTTCCAGAGAGAACGTCCCGGTTTAATCGCGGAAGAAGTCAACCTAATCGATCCGCGACTGGTGGGCTTTGAGAAGGATGGCGTTACGCCGCGCACAGTTGGTTACGACTTAACAGTTCCTATCCTGATCAAAGCAGTTCAGGAACTCAACATAAAGTTCGAGTCTTACAAGCGAGCCTCTGAAACCAAAGCGGTGGCCCAGCAGAAAGAGATTGATGCTTTGAAAGGACGGCCATGAAAACAATACTATTGATTCTATCTTTCTCGTTCGCGGTGAGTGCGCAGGCTCTTCAGAAGTCTGACTTCCTAAAACCGCAGCTACTCAAATCTGAGTCAACTTGGCGATCTATGGGGCCGATGACCGCCATCTCAGGCGCGGTCTGTTTTAGTGGTACAGCCGCAGACATTGGAACCTCTGGAGGCTTCAACGAGCGCACAGGTTTCTATCGCAACCCGGACGGCTCACCGAACAAGGGACGAGCTGCCCTGGTGGAATTTGGTAGCTGTGGAGGTACATTGCTAGTGGAGCACTTTTACCCAAAGGCGGCGAAGGTCATGAGCGTCTTGCGCTTTGCGATGGGCGGAATTAGATTTGGTGTCGCCGTGCATAATCGCTGGGGAGTGAGACAATGACAGCTACACGAAAGAGCATCAAAGAGAAAGGAACGATGGGTTATTCACGCCCGCAGGAATTAACACTCAAAGGCGATGCTATCACTGAAATCGAAGTAAGCACTGGAGATTCTGTGCGCATCACGAAAAAGGACGGCACGTTCATTTTAATTTCGCCGGGAAATCGAGATATGCGTAAGCCAGATGAGGATTTGCTGATCGAAGTCTTTCCCTGCGGCATTCAGAGTATGGGCGGAGGGCAATAAAGGTGACACCTAAATCAAAGAACATCTCAACCGCAGTGCTGGCTTTGTTCGCGCTGGTTTTAATAGTCAGGGCGCAACAGCCCGTCACTTACAAGCTGAATCCCGAAGCCTCGCAACGTTGGCAACAACTCGACAAGGCACAGGAAGACGTCATCAAAGAAGCGAACCGGCAATTAGGCGAGATAGCAGCACAGAAGACGGCGTTATTGATAGGTGCGGGCATCCCAGCGAGCGAGCGGGATAGACCCTGGGAGGCGAAGGCTGGTATTGTGGAATTCGCGCCGAAGGCAGTTACGAAGGCGAGTCCGACGCCGTAGTGCGATACTGAAATCAGGCGGATTGTGAATGTTAGCTATCGATTTCAATTCATGGGCTACTTACCTCCAAGGCGGCCTTGCTTTAATTCTTGGGTGGATAGTCAAGACGTTAATCCAAGCGGGAAAGGATATCGTTGCGCTTCAGACTACAATTCAGTATTACGTTGAACGACAAACAAATGACGCAGCAGTGAGACTAGACGTATCGAATCCGGCTCCGCCAGAAATTCGAGACTTATTGCAAAAGCATTTAGCTGGAGAGTTGGCCGAAGTGGAGCGTCGGGCATTAACCTCATGGCTGAGACAGGTTGGCACAAATCCAAAAGCTGACTCCTCTGAAAGAAGCGCTGCGCTTCAGTTACTAACAGGGCTTCAGACAGTAAGATTGTTTAAGCGGCGGAAGAAATGGTGGCAGTTTTTCAAAACAGAAGAAGAGTCAGAAACCACACTGAGATGAACGTTGTTACGCTACTGATCATTATCCTTTTAGGGATCACGGTTATCTACGGGTTGACCATTGTGCAGTCTATCTTGCTGTGGAGGTTCTACAGATCGTATTCGTGGCTCATTGGGGCCGTTACGTTTTTGTTGCTTGGGGCGCGGCAAGTATGGGCGTTGCTACAATTACCCGCAGCAATTATTCAAGCCCAGATGCAAGGGACGATGATTACACACCTGACCGCGCAACAATGGATTGGCGTGGTATGGGCTTATGTTATAGGTATGGGGTTCATTGCCTTTCTAGATCGGCAACGACGGGACTTGAAGAAACTGGGAGTGGCGGTTATATGATTCGAACATTAGAGGAAAAGTCGAAAGGGTAAAGGAGAGACTAATATGGGGTTATTACTAGCAACAACTGGAACGCTTTCAATCGGCGTGGTGTTCTGGATACTGATGATCATTTGGTTGGTCTTTGGGTTCTGGATCTACTGGCCGATCAACGCGAACGGCAGGCCGTTTGGAGGCCATCTTTTCATCTGGTTCATGTTGTTTCTTTTGGGATGGGCCGTATTTGGGTTTCCGATATCCGGCTGAGTCCGTGAAATCGCAACCACAAAATATTCTGTTTGAAACCTTATGAGTAGGGTATAGTGCCACCGTGATTCCATGTTAGCTAATGTGCGAAAAGTCCCAGACATCTCACGCAATGGGCAAGGTGTGGCGCAAACAGCGTTGCCAGCTTCGTTGCCGTCCCTTTTATCTCGAATTAAATCAAAGTTCCAGTGGGAGGATTTGGTAGTGGCGGGACGCGAGGTCAGAGGGTTAGTAGTGCCACCGTGGGCCGCTGCGGTGTTTCTAACTGCGATCCTTGGCGGCGGTGGATATGCGTGGAAAACGGTGTCGGATGGACAACGCGAGAACCACGACGCCCTAATCATCCTCAAGACCCAGAAGGAAGACGCGGAGAAGTTGGCCTTACAAGAACACAACGACCGAGCATTGCAAGAGAGCGCAGACAAAGCTTGGCGTGAGAAGATGTCCAACCAGATGGCCGAGCTAAAAATGCAAATCAAGCCTCAGAACTAACAAAGGAGAATCGTCATGGGTGGTGGTGCGTGTGTAGTAATCATCGAAGGGAACACCGTGCAGGGTGATTCTCAGTTGCTAATATCAACGGCGTCAGCCTCGTGTCAGTTGGTGGACTATCTGCGCACCGAGGATAATTGGAATGAGGATGACGCGAAGCCGATTGAGGACTTTCACGTTCGCGCTAAAGCGGTTGTGTCACGGCTGAATGCCGACCTTGATGCGATTAACCGAGCGCTGGCGGCAAAGTACAAGCGGGCCGTTTCCTGAGTGGCGTGGGCCGTGGCCGCATTCGCTTTCTTAAAAGCTCTTGCGGAAACCCGCATCTCAAGAGTAGAGTAGGTGGTAATGGTTGATGCTGCGAAGTTCTTTGCGGGCTATCGTCAAGCCTTTGGTGCTTTGTCCCAAGACCAAGTAGATGGTCTTAACTTTTTGCTCACGTCATTTAACGCCGATCCGACGTGGGGTGATGTCCGCAACATTTCGTATAGCTTAGCAACGATTTTGTTAGAGACAGCGCACACCTTTCAGCCAATTCACGAACTTGGCAGCGACCAGTATCTCAGCAAGTATTGGACTAATCCCCGGCTCCGAGTAATGCTAGGAAACACTGAGCCGGCAGATGCTCAACGATTCAAAGGCAGGGGTTACGTGCAGATTACCGGGCGCGCTAACTATGCAAAGTTTGGTCTTGTTAACGATCCTGAATCGGCTCTCCAGCCCGCGACTGCGTTCCAAGTTATGACGAAAGGAATGTTTGAAGGAATATTTACAGGTCGCAAGTTGGGTGATTTCATTAACGAGCTTGAGACGGATTACGTGTCAGCGCGTCGAGTTATTAATGGTCAGGATAGGGCTAGTCAAATTGCTCACGACGCGGTAATGTTTGAGCAAATTTTAACTGAACCGCAAGTTTGAGAGGGGAAACGAATCCAATGAAAACGCTACTTCTAAATATGTTGACTTCTATGATGTCGGTAGCAGGGCAGATGGTGGAAACGGCCAGTACCACTGAACCCAACCCTGCGACGGCGAAAGAGGAAGCGGTAATCGGCAAGGTGCTGACATCGGGCGGTAAGGCCATTGCATCGTTGCTGGCAGGGAATGTACAGGACGTTGGCGCGGATTTAAAGGTGCTGGCGGACGGGATTTACGACTACCTTGGCCTAACCCATGCCTAATCCGCTCTCTATCGCATGGGACACCTTTGCGGGTCTGCCAGACGCAATAAAGAGCGGTGGCCCGGTAGCTGTCATTCTTGCCTTTGTGCTGTTCGCTGGATTTCAAGGCTGGTGGGTGTTTGGAGCGACTTACAAAGAAGTGGAGAGCCAGCGAGACGAATTTAAGGCTATTGCATTTAATTGCACAGGGATCGTCACGACTGCCGCTCAGAAGTCCGCGAAGATAAACGATCAGGCAGTGGAGTCGGGAAAACCCACGGTGGCCGCGGTGAAGGTTGTCGCGCCGCTGACTGATACCGAGAAGAAAGCCATTGAGAAGCCCAAGTCGGCGGAAGCTCCGGACTTGGCGCAGAAGATTGAAGCGGCACAAAAGGTTTTGCAGAAAACTGATGTTGTGCCAGTGCCGTCCCCGGCAAAGAAACCATGATCACCGTCACTGTTATCAACGAATCAACCCTCCTAACGGATGCTCAAGTAGCTCCAGTTGTAGCGGCTTTGCAGCGGCAGGTGAGTGAACACTTCTTTCCAGCATGGGGAATTGATGCGCGGTTGGAGTTTCTTTCAAAAGGGGCGCAGTCCTCATCGGCTTATAGCTGGCAACTCATTTTACTGGACACGTCTGACGACGCGGGAGCTTTGGGTTATCACGACATAACTCCAAGGGGGCTACCTCTCGGTAAAGTCTTCGTGAAATCAGACCTTGACAGCGGATCGTCTTGGACAGTCACGCTCAGCCATGAACTGCTTGAAATGTTGGGAGATCCAAACATTAACCTCACCGTGTTGGTGGATAATATACTTTATGCTTATGAAGCCTGCGATGCGTGTGAGGCGGATGAGTTAGGCTACGACATTGGTGGCGTAAAGGTCAGTGATTTTGTGTATCCAGCCTACTTTGAATCGTTTTGGGGAGAGGGGGAGACGCAGTTCGACTATGGTAAACACATCAGCGCGCCTTTGCAACTGCTTCCCGGTGGGTATGCCAGCTACCTCGACATCACGAACGGGCAAGGGTGGCAACAGAAGTATGCGGACGCAACGCCGAGCTTCGCCAATCGTCCGAGGGTAGGATCAAGGCGAGAACGACGACGACTTCCACGTGAACAGTGGGTTAAATCGAAAGGAACCATATGAATACATCTCCATCGGGCGCACCATTAATGACGCGCCGTCAGTTAATGCAGGGCGGTGTCAAGCTCGCTCTGCTGGCTTTCGTCGGTAGAATCCTTGCCGTGTTGGGACTCACGGGCGGCGTAATCGCTACCCAGGTCGGATGCTCGGTAAAGAATATCGCTTTCTACGTCTCCACAGTCGTAGGAGCGTTGCAATCGCTATCACCGTTACTGCCGGGCGCTGCGGGCATTATCGCCAAGGCCGTTACCGCAGCCAACGATTTTCTCAAGGCGTATCAAGCAGGTAAGTTCGACAACGCGAAGACGCTGCTGGCCAATCTCGTAGACTTCATGACGCAGATTGCCAACGATGTAGGAATTAACAATCCCACGGTCAAGGGTATCTTCGCTATCGCCTCGGTTGCTATCCACGTGATTGCGACGTTGCTAATTGGACAGATACCGCCAGCAACAATGGCGGCTCGTGCGAGTGACCCGGCTGCGGCAACGTTGCACCGACTGGCGAACCCAGCGACCATTGATGCGATATTCACAGCGACTAGACCATGACCATCACCGTTGAAAGCGTCTCAGTGGGAGTAATCCTCGCTGGCATTGGTGTAGGGTTGGCAACGGCGCTGCGGTGGTTCGTACGATGGAAGCAGGACAAAGGGTTGTAACGAGCATGCGGGCGGTCAATTCTAGAACTTAGCTTGGGGGCAGTGTTGAGGCTGGAAGGGATCGCCCGCAGAGTAATGGAGATTGAGCCATGGATGAAGATGACAACAGGGTGTTTGTTGAGATTGACAGGGATGGGGCGCTGTTCTATATTCTTGATGCCTTTATCGGTGCTTATAACAGGAGAACGGACGTCCTAGCGCAAAATGGAGGTAGTCAGGAGTCCACCGACCTCGACAAAATCAAGGCTTCAATTGACGCAGCAGATGCGGAACTGAAGGGATAAATGATTCAAGGGATTTACAGAATTCGGCACTTGGGCACTGACGCCGCTTATGTAGGACAAGCCAGTAATATTCATAAAAGGTGGGTAGCTCATAGGTATAAATTGCGGCTGAATCGCCATACCAGTCCGAAGCTACAAATGTTCTGGAATACATATGGTGCGGTGTTCTTTGTCTTTGAGGTTTTGGAAAGAATTGAGAAATGGGAGGATTTACAGTCTGCGGAGCAACGATACATAGACGCTGAAAAGATACTGCTTAATCAAGTCCCTCGCGCGGGCGGTGGCCCTATTATTGGGCACAAAGTTTCAGAATCGACTAGACAGAAAATAAGTGCCATTAACAAAGGACGGAAGCATAGCGCCGAATTTAGAGCAGCGCAATCAGCACAACGATTAGGTAAACCCAGAAAGTTATCCCCAGAAGGACGTGCGAAAATGTCGGCCTTTATGAGTGGCAATAAGTACAATGGTAAAAGCAATCAAATTCATTGTATCTATGGACATCTTCTGCCTACTCGGTTGCGAAGCGACGGTAGACGGAAAAATTGCTTTCTTTGCAGCAAGCGCCGTTGCCAAGAGCATGTACGACGAAAGGCGCAGAACTTAAACTGTTAGTAAACAAAGGAGAAAGATTTTGGCAACAATTACTGAGGTAACAGATGATTTCACGAAATTCGTGGCAGACGTGAAAACAAAGGTTGATGCGCTGCAAGCCAAGATCGACGCGGGCGGGGCAGTGGAAGCGGCTGACCTTAGCACGCTGAAGACCGCGATTGACGCGGCAGATGCGGGGTTGAACCCGGCACCACCTGTGCCTGTAGTCCCATAACCAGCGTGTTGCAGGTCGTTATTACTTGGCCGCAACGGTGGGTGGGCGCTTCGTGACTCATTCCGAGCAAGGATATTAGCGGAGCGCCTGCTTAACTTTGCACCGCAGACTCTTCAACGTCAATCGACACCTTACGTCGGATATTCGCAGCATCAGCGACAGATGGATCGCCTAACGCATCAAAGCACGTAGCTTTGAGCGTCTGCATGTGGGCAGCAATACGCGGACTTATCGAGTCGATGTTTCCAAATCGCAGTTCGTCTCGAAAGAACTCGCCACACGCAAGTGCGGCATATTGAAGCTTGGCATACTTACTTGGCCGTTTCATCCCCGCCCACCATTCTTCTGAATCGCATTGGCGTAAGCAAGCGCAACGATAGCCGCAAGGTCAGCGTTCCAGTTATCGTAATCCAGTTCAACCATCTTGATTAGATGGGCCAACATTCCGTCAACAGGAGCGCGTTCCCATTCTGCTTTAGCTTTCACCATTGAATCCGCTAGCGCCTCACGTGTTAACATACTGTCCTTTCAGTAAGCATACTTAGCCACCAAGTCCCTGAGCCACGCAAGTTGCCGTTCAGAAACTCCCCAACGACTGATATTGTCGTTCATGTTCTCTATGAACTCCGCTTCACGGCTACCCATGCTGTCTTCATGTCCAGCAAGTAGGCTTAGACACTTCTCAGCAGCGACTTTACGTTCATCGTTGTCGAGAATGTTGTCTCTATCGAATGCGGCTTTGCTCATGCTGTGTGTCCTTCTCCGCTGAACAGTGACTCCACCACCACGGGTTCAGGTTTGGGTTGAGGGAGGTCGTCGAACAGGGATTGCACTGACCGTTGTGACGCCCTATCAATTCTTTCCTCAGCCATTGCGCACGATTCCATTGACTGCTCAATGCCGATAAAGTTTAACCCTAACCCCACCGCCGCCTTTCCCGTACTTCCCGCGCCGCAAAAAGGGTCTAACACCTTTCCACCTGCGGGAACAAGGTAACGCATCCACCAATCAGCTACGGCGTCAGGGGTGCCCGCTCCGTGGCCTGAAGCACCTGAGCTGCCTGAACTATCAGCGTTGGCTATCGGTAGAAGGTTGAAAGGCGTGGAACCTCCGCGTTCGCCCGTCGTATCCGCTATCCGTCCCGTTCGGATTGAATAGCCGGAGGGTCGATATTGCAGAGCGCGATCCCCGCCACGCTTTGCCGCGTTAGACAAACTTTCCGACCATAGGACGGCATCTTGGTTGCGATAACAGTTTGCGGGGCCAAGCCAAACACACGCCTTGAGACTTGGGCGCATTAAACCGATATCTCGATGGGCGTGAACATTTGGCGGGGTCGTGAAATTCCACCACCACGCATCTTGTACCATATTCCATTCTTTACATGCCCACGCCTGAAACTCAAATAGCCATCCTCGCATTGACCCCACATGCTTACTATTCGGCTGAAGGATGAACATTGCCGAGCCTTCCGGCTTCAGTACGCGACGGGATTGCGCACAGACGATCATCATCAAATCCCACCATTCGGCCTCTGTCAGCTTTCCGTAGTGACGGTCAATCTCGGGGTATGGCGGGTCAGTGATAATCGCGTCTATCGACTCAGGTAATAGATTAGGCATCACGTCTCGGCAGTCACCGTGCATTACTTGAAACATCATCACTTTCTCAGCGTACTCTGCACATACTGCCAATCAAACGCCTGCTCACCTGATTGCGTGAAGCGGAGCGCTGGCTGCCCCTCGTTTACCTGCCACGTGGCGGGGGACTTGCAGAGTCTCAGGTAAGCTGCTAGCTGCCCACCCATCAGGCGTAACTGGTACTTGCTACCGTTGAGGGTAGGGCAGTGGATCAGCACCGTCAGCAGCACCAGAACGAAGCAGGTGGCCTTGGTGGGCCATGTAACTACCGATGGCAATCATCTTGTCGATTATTTCCACTGGAGTAGAGCGTGAGCCAATGCCAGCGTAAATCATGTTGTTGCATCTACCCCGTCCCCGCCGTTAGCCTTAGTAAGCATCGTATCTCGTGTTACGCCTTTATCAGCCCGCACCTTACGGGGTTTGGAGGGTTTGCTGGGTACCTTTGGGAACAGCCTCGCCTGCAACCCTTTCAGCGTGGAGATTGCGTTGGCCAACCCTGCCTCATCCGTTGAGTACGCGAAGTCGATTAGTTTCTCGATGTTGGATTTACGTTTTGCCATCATTCTCCTTTTCGTCAAATTCAAAGTGTACATCTACCGTCGTTGGCCGCTCACCCTTAGGTACTTGCACCTCAAAGTGCCAATCGCCTTCTTGAGCATAGAAGCGATCCATGTATTCGCCTCGCGCTGCCGGTTCAAGCGCTAGGTTTACTTTTAGTGCCATTACTACTCCTTTGTTCCGCAATGAATTCCACCCCGCAATACGAGCAGAAGTTAGGTGATGGGTAGTCATAAGCCTCATAAGTATCCTCGTGGCACTCTGAACACGTCCACGCCGTTACCATCATTGAATCACTGTAGTGTTCGATTGTTGCGGCCATAGGTTGTTATCATCACGGGCGGCAAGAGTGCTTATGGCTCACCTTGTCGCTAATCCTGCCACCCGCCGTCATGCGCCCCTCTGCGCTGACATTGCTATTTACCCACCCGTTCCTTTACGCGACCAAGCATTGCATCTGCGAGTTTAGATTTAGAGCCGTGGTAGCTTGAATCAGCCAATATGATTTGTGACATCACCCGCAGCAACCATGCACTATCCGTGGTGACATCTATTTCAGGAAGTGGCTCTAATACGCGCACAGAACCAAGTTGATCTTCAGCTAGAAGAATATAGCCATCGGCTTCAAGTGCTTTCCGCGTCTTAGTTGGCACTTTTAGTTCTACGGGATAAATTAAAAGCTTTGCCATTAGATTCTCTTTTTCACCAACCATCCCCCAGCACCCCGCACTGATTTCACGCGCTCGATACGGGGTACTGGAGGGGTGGTTGCACCTGAACGCTCCCTCACGTCCAAGTTTATTTACGGGACAGAGAGCAGGACGCTTGCTCAATAACCAACTCCCTACCCCGTGTCGCCCCTTCACCCACGTCTGGTGCTGATACCGACCGCTGGTGGAGGGTACGAATTGTTTCAAGTTGGTAGTCAGGGAGACGTGCAACGATACGCTCCTGACGATCCCCGGCTGAGGTTGCCGTTTCCGTTGCTCAACCCGTGCTTTCACACGTACCAACCTGAATTGCGCGGGCTAGTTTTCTTCACGGTAGCACCACGAGGTTCATCCACTAGCAAGCTACAAGGAACCCCCAAAGCTTATGGTAAAGCGCACCCGTTCTCTATTGACCGCGCAAATTGACTATCAAACATCACATCAGGCTGGCCCGGCGCGCGTGTCGTTTCTAAGCTAGCGCGTTGGCGGCGATTGCTTGTACAGGGCAACGGCCTTTCTGCCAACCTGAACCTGTCAAATAATCGCGCACTCATTGGAGGCAGGAAGATGTTAGGCGGCGATACTCTAGCTCCTTACCCTTTCACCGTCATGTCCTTCTAGAGCGTTCTGCCTCTATCAGTGCACGATGTCAAATATCAACCGCTACAGGCTGTATCTGCTCAGCCACCCAACGCCTCACCCGTGACCATCGTTGTTGTGGGGTCTCTTGCCAATTCCCAGCTTCGTCGTTGATATAGACAATCTCCGCTGCGAGTTGATGCGCAATACCGAACGCTTCGGCTACCTGTTCAGGATCTTCAGGGTCAAGTTCACTGATTGGAAGACCGCGTTTGTTCCCTAGAACACCCAAGACACAATGGTCGCCATCCGTGTTAACCAACGCTTCGGCAATCAATATCTTCTCAGGCATCTCGTCGAGGGCTTCAAGCAGATCGAGCAACAAAGACTGTCCGCGCTTCCCACGAATCGCTGAAACTACCTGTCCGCGCCACTTGATTAAGACCCAAGAGTCTAAATCATCACTATAGTTACTTCTACTCATTTACATACGCTCCCGAATTCGCCGCAGAAAGGAGCCTTAGCCGCGTTGCGAGCGTTAGGCAGGAAGCTCCTCCCTGCGGGTATCCCGGCCCCATAGAACTTGGAGTAAAGTGGAGCGGGAAGATGGTTAGAGGGCTTACACCAGCGTCTTACCGCCGATATGCTGCTTGCGCAGGTTCTTATCGGGCTGACGCCTCGGCACTTACTGCACTGGATGCCTCAAATTGTCAATGAACTTCGGTGCTTAAACCACGATGCTAGAAACCTCAGCGTAATCCGTTCGGCAAACAATCGGCTATCACAAAAGAACACTGGTATCGCGTGCTGTGCGCTGTAGCTCACCAGCCCGCCAACCACCGACGCGGCATTGGTTCGTTGGATTCTAGCAGGTTGTACGGTCAACGCGGTTAGTGAACACTCGATAACGATAGCCGCTCGGTCGAGTTTAGCAAGCCGCTCGACACAGCGTTGGAAGCGCGCACGCCCTAAGCTCATACTACCCCAACAATCATTGTAACTCTTGCGCTCCACGGCTACCTTATCCTCGAACCCGACCAAACTGTAATCTCCCTGCTTCAGCGTACCACGAACCGTTACGAAGCCGTCGAAGATGAATGGAGCTTGTTCGCGCGTATCAACCACAATCGCCGGAAACTCAGCCATTAAAATGGCGCGCCGTCGCTTTCTGTCCAGCAAGTATCCCGCACCGCGCAGTAATCACACCCTGACTTCGTGCCAAATTGGATCGACTTACCGACCAACGGCAGGTCGCTCCACTTCACCGCACCGGTAGCAACCATGTTGGCCTGGTGGAGCAGTTGCTCGACGCTGTATCCACAGTCGTACGGTTGGTGGGCTAGCGCGGCTTCGACCGACATGATAGCGACTGGCTCCGACCACATTGCGTCGCTGAACGCCCACCAGATTGCCGCAGCGTCCCATGCGTGACCGAATTGTTGGCGGTATAGTTCGGCGTAGAGTGATAGCTGAACCTTGTACTCGGTTGGTGCACCCTGCGCTTCGATTACCCGCTTGCCAAACCTCCCGCCACGGATATACACCGCTCGACTGTCCTTACCAGTCTTGTGGTCTTCACCAACCAACTTGCCGTCGATGTAGCGCACTCGGTCGATCTTGCCGGTAACGCGAATGCCAGCCAGCTCACCCGCTACGTCAATCTCCGCACCAACACCTTGAGGCATTTCTACCGCCCCAGCCAACTCGTCAGGCAGTACCGCCAAGGTCTGCTTAAAGCAAGCCACCTCCATCAAGCTATGCCACGCTGTACCTTTCAACGGTGTGAGCATGCCCAGCGGGTCAACCGCTACGTCCTCAGCGGTCATAATCGCGGCCTTGCGCACACACCCTAAACCCATCGACACCCTGACGCCGCCGCGCTCGCTCTGTAAGTCACGGTCAGCGAGCACCGCAGCAGCATAGTCAGGGTGCACCACTGCCCCGCACGAAGTAGTAGCAAAGTGGTCAAGCGGTACGGCCTGCTTGCATGACGGACAGAGCCATTGAGTGATAGGCATGGTGTTCCTTACAGTTAACTTAGGTTTACCATAGTTAACCATGGTTAACTAAAAGGGGACTTTCTCTTTACCGTTCTCTGCGGCCACTCCTGCGGTTTTTGGTAGAAAGGCGGCAATTCGGATGAAACCACCAGACCCTGTAGCTTGGTCAACCTTGGTCTTGATGGTTTCCACGCGGTAAACCGTGCCAGCCGCGATGTCGTCGGGCTCCTGTGCGTAGTGCTCTTTAAGCTGGCGGTGGATGCTGATTGAATTGGCGATGGCGCGCTTCTTGGCGGTGGGCCAGCTTGCTTTCTCAGCCGTGATGACCTCTGGCGAAGGTACAGGACTGATGGTCAAATCCGCTCTGGCGCTGTTCGCAGTCAGGAGCACCCCATCCACCTTCTTGCGAGGATCGCCGGACGGCCACGTGTCGTCGGTGACAGTGTTTACCATCCAGTCATGCTTGCCAACCCGGTCGTCTTTCGCGGCGTCGGCTAACAAATCGTCGTATGCTTTGTCTGTGTAATCGCTCATTCGCTTCGTTTCTCCTTATCGTTGGTTGTTGGTCGTACTAGCCGCACGAAGTCGGCCAAGTTAAAGTTGGTTATTGAATCGGGAACCTTAATGCCATCGTCCCAATCGTCTCGCACCTTGCCGGTGATAACATTAGAGTTCGGCGGGTTGCGGAAGTAGGCGTTGACCTGCTCGCCCTCGCTCACCAGTCGAAACACATAGTCGAACGCCCGCTTGAGCGCTTCGCCTGCTCCGGTACCAGGTGCGTCGGGTTTCCACGGCATCCCCTTAACGTACTGGCTGATAGATGTCTGTTTCTCCCAGAACGTCCAGTACATGTTGGTGCCCAGCTTGATAAACCCGTCGAACAAACGTTCAGTCTCTTGCCCAGTCTTCCACCACATTTGCTGGCTATTCATGTCGAGGTCTTTGGAGATGTACGCTGCGTAGGGCCGTATCGACCCGTCGAGCGCTTGGCGAGCCGAGCCATTGATCATAGCTTCGAGCGCAGCTTGCGCACCACCAAATATCTCTTGCTGAATCCAGTTGAGCGCACGAGTACCACCATCAACACAAACCCACTGCTCCGGTTTGGTAAACTGCTCCTTGGCCCACGCATACGCGCTCCGTAGATCGGCGCGACTGTCTACAACCTTAACAAAGCGCTCATCAATCTTGCCGCGAATGGTAGACAGCCCGTGCTCGCAGCTTATGATGCCTACATTCTCAACGCCGAACGCGTCGATCAGGTGGCCGATCTGTAGCGTCTTACGTCCGCCCGTGGCCCCGTAGCCAGCGAGCTTGAGCGATTCATCAAACGGCTTGCCCACTTCGGCTACCGACACCTCTGCCACCACTTCGATTTGCGGTTTAGTTGCCACGGACTACTTGCTCGCTTTCTTGGCCGCGTCCAATAGTAACGTCGGCTTGCTCAGGGCTAAATGGGCCTCAACCGCGATGACCACTTCCGCGCTAATGCTGCGACGGTTAATCTTGGCTAGTTGTTTCAACTTTTTACCCATGTCATTGGAAAAGTAGATATGCGCTTGGTATCCCTTCATGGGATAGCAGACTACCATGACTATCCTATCTGAGTCAAGTTAAATCTTCGTTCATCGACCATTCCACATTGCACCCCGCATGACACACCGTCTCCATCGTCGGCACCAGGTAGAGCATGTCGTCAATCTCATCTTCCTGGCCGTCGATTGGTAGCCAGCCGTCAATGCAGTGCGCCTCACAGGGTGGCACGTAGCGGCGCAGGTGGTCGTTGGTGGTGGTCATTTGCATACGTACCCTTTCTTGCCCTCAACTGTATCTGAGACGCCCATGTAATAGCCTAAGTACCAACTGCCCGTGAAGATTAGAAGGGTGAAAACAGCCAGAGCTACAACCACTATTTGCCATGCCGGTGTTGCCTTATCGCTGGTGGTCATTATCGGTACTCCATCTCCCTTTGCAACCCATCCGTCACCGCCGCCAGCGAACTTTGCAGCCTCAATATCTCACCTTCATGCCCTGCCTTTTGGGCGCAGCGCAGTTCTAAGGCTTCGCGGACAACGTTCTCTTTCATTATCTGGAGGTTGGTTGGCAGTGGCGGGAGATGCGGAGCGATGATGATGGCAGCGGCATCCGCTACAGCCTGCTTGCACCATCCGCTCAGATACCGCGTCCTTCCGCTAGCAAAACTCTCTTCGTGTTTGTGGAGTTGAAGTTGATCAGCCTCTTCGCCGTCGCCATTACGAAATAGTTGATCCGCTATCTCTTGCGCGATTCGCTGTGCCTCTGTTTTCGTGTTAGCCATTCTCTTTCTCCTTTGCAGCCCAGTCACGGGCGCCGCTTACGTGGTGACGGCTTCGGCACTATGCAATTTGGATCACCGCAACCATGAAGCAACGGCTCACTCCAATAGCCTTTGCCATCTCCGAAATCGTCAATACCGAATCCGCAGTGGTCACAATGCTCGCCGTTCCTATGCCAAGATTCCATATCAACATCAACGCACTTGCCCGCCAGCGGATAACGCCGTGAATGCCCATGTTCTAACTCAGCCGCAACCTCGATTAGTTTTAGAGTCATTTCTCGTCATCCTTTGGGGCCGGGGTGGTCTTGAGAGATCGAATAACGGCTGCCGCACACGCCGCTTTCTGCAAAGTTGAGTAAGGCCGATCAGCCGTTGCTATTACACTATCAAGCGCGACCTTTGCCGCTTCTTCCAACCCTGCATCTCTCCCAGTGGATGCGGATTGTAGAACCGAAGCGATGCGACGTTTCAGCCATTCAAGTTCGTTATCGTTATCAACATCTTCAGGGTCTAAACAGCCTTCCTCATCTCCAGTGAGGACCGCTAACACGTCGCTTTTGACTTCCTCGACGAGTTCTTTGAACGCTTCCACACCTTCCTCCACATCGGGGTATTCTGTGTCTTCGTAGTCGGAGGTCGTTAGCGAGTGGCGCACGAAAGCTAATTCAATGGCAGCGTCAGAAATCTTCTTAACAATCTCTCGCGCCCGCTCATCGGGTGCAGCCTGCTCGCTGACTTCTCTGGGAGTGAATAAACTCAGGACACGCTCAGGTGTGCAGAGCCTTTGAAAGTCTGCTCGGTAGGATTCGTAGCCGTCAGCCAACATCATTGCGGCTTGCTTGAGTTGTAAAGTCTCTTTCGCTTCAGCCATTTTGTTCATTTCTCCTCACAGGGTTACTTGGCATGAGTAGTGCTCTGAGGCTTGGATAATTTCACGTAATTGTTAGTGGCTTTTAGTAGTCGCTTAATTGCATTTTCCATAAGATTGTGGCGACTAGACATCTGTACGCTCCAATCAGGCGGATCGTCTCCAGTGTTGTGAAAGAGCGCGTCGGCTTTAGCAAACGCTTTGGCATAAGCCACCGCGGCCTTGACCACCTTCCGACGCGCTACCTCAACCCTTATCGCCATTATTGAACATACTCGCGCAAAAATGATTCTAGCTCTACAATTCGCGCTTCCATTTGTTGAAGCTTGCGCTCGTAGCCTTTTTCGCTAAACGGAAACCACGCCTCAGACTTGTTGCCCTTGAAGTCCTTGGCTTCCGTGTCACGCAGGCACCAATGACCATTGATTCGTTTTTCTTCTATCATGTGAGTAGTCCCTTTTCCCCTGCCAGTGTGCGGACTAACTGAAGCAGAGTGGAGATGTCTTCGAGCAAAGATTCGACTCTGTTCAGTCCTGTGTCAGTCACTAGATAAGACGCCTTTAGCCACGCTTCTATAGGCTCTAAGACTGCGCTTCTACTATTCCCGTGTGATAAATATTCTCCCGACCTTCAGGGTCAATCTGCATCACTCGCGCACCAACAATCCCGATCCCCGACTGACGTGCATGAGTGATAATCGCTTCCATGAATCTCACTGCCTCATCCGCATCTAAGATATAGAATCTATTGCGCCAATTACGATAAAACAAAGCTTTGTCTTGGCGTGGAGCTGGCGCGCAGCAACTCCAGCCGCCGTCACGTGCCTGCGTCTCTACCCAGTAGCGTTGGGGCTGTTTCTCAGGTCTGCCTAATGCGCCGATCCAAATTGAGCCATCATCCGAGTTCGTCACGTAACACCCCCACGCCTGCAACGTTATACTGATTGCCGCACTTCTTACAAGTACCGGGTTGCGCCTTATCTGTCACGATTCATCCTCCGTAGTTCGTCGCGGATTTCACCTAATCGAGCGGCTATAAATACAAGCACGATAGAGACGCCACTGATGGCAATCACGATACCTATTGGCGCGATCTTTATCGCCTCTACAATCTTATTCGCCGCTTCCCATGCGTCGGTTACTTGAATCATTGCTATGGTGACTCCGTTTCTCCCCGCTGGCTTTCACGCATGATGGGCATGGAAAATCAGGCCGTACTCGACAAGTAGAATCCTCGCAAACATAGTAACGCCCGCACGTAGTGCAACGATGGGTAGTTACATCTGTCGCCATGTCAGCGATCTTATGCGGTAAATCTGGATCAGAATAAGCTACCATCGCTTCACTCATACCCTTTCACTCCGTTTCTCGCTGGTCGGTCGTTGAGGTTGTTCATATCGGTTCCTCTCAAGGAGCAAGCTGGCGACATTTCGATATAGGTACTTCAATCACATCAGCGTATTCAGCCCAATCGTAAGTGCTGTCACTTACCTCGCACCAATAGAACCGGCCACGAGTAGCGTCACTGTACCCGTTTACAAACAGCATCTTATGTGCCGTTCCGGCGCTATCCATAACGGTTCTTTTGATGTCCTCAGAACGGAAAGTTACGTAAAAGAGACTTGGAGAATGCCGCTTATCCCATGAGCTTCGTATCCAACTTGCTGTCAAAATCGCTGCAACGATAACCATGAACCCAAGCACGTAAAAAAGAACAGCGGTTCTAAGCTTCCCTTTCATGGCTCCTGGTTGGGCGGTGATCATACCTTCCTTCGGTTCAAATACCTACGCAGTCTCACAGTAAATACCCAGAGCAGAATGACAGCAATAACGTTCCAAACATTTACCTCATAAACAATCTCGTTGCTTTCATAGGGCGGCGTGCCATATCTGCGAAACCTGACGCCGTTGCAATTGAGATAGGCGTAGATTCCTGTGTGACGATATGTAGCTTCGTCGTCCGTTACCAGCCGCCAACCATCACGGTCATGGAGCATGTGGATGATTTCGGATAGGCTTAACATTCCTTTTCACTCTTCCTGCTGGTCATAGGGTTGATGATGGCAATCGACTCAGCCGACGTAAATTTCTCGGTCATGCATCATTTCCAGAAAGTTATCCTCAGCCATGACCGCCGCCTTTGCTGCATCGCTGAACTTAACGTCATCTTTTACAAACTGAGCACTGTAAGCAATCTCCATAACAGAGAATCCCTTGTCGCTGTACCTTTGCTTAAATTCAGCTAGCGTAATTATCCTTCTGTCCGCCATAATCCTGTCTCTCTACCGCAACGGTGCGGGTGCTATCGACTATTTCTTTTCCGTGACAAGTTGCTCGATTGCCGCCGCCGCTTCCTGAGGAGTCTTGATATTATTCCAAAGAAATAAGTCCTCAGCTTCGTCTTTTGTCAGCCCTAACAGCCGCCGCGCCGTATTTGCCGGATCAATCTTTCTACCGTTAGGCGAGACAAACGTATCCCACCCTCGAACCTTATAGCCTGATAAAAGCAACGCATAGCCCGCGATGCAGGCAGACGTGCCGTAAGCGGTCTTGTCGCCCCAAACCAACATATCAAAGTGCTCAGGGTGTCGCATCCTCAGAAACCGAGTCCGCAACCGTTTCAGCAATGTAATGTTTTTCTTTGGCATCTCAATCCTCCCTTTCAACCGTGCCGCATCCTACACCCAACGGCGGGGAGGCCCCAACCTTGCGTGTTTCTTTCTACTCCGCCGCGTAGACTAGCACGATGCTTGAGACTTGTCAAGCACCAAGATTGACTATTGACTTGAAATCGTTCTAGTGGTAGTCTCCGCACCATGTCTGACTTGCTCACCATTGCAGAGGCCGCTGATTTCATAGGCGTGTCCGACAAGGCTCTCTATTTAGCTATCGAAAAAGACCGCATCAAGCCCATTCGACTTCTCGGTAAGTTAGGCATTGATCTGGACGAGGCCAAGCGATACAAAAAGGAACGTAACAAGTCTAATGGCAACGGAAAACGAAAAGCCACATAGCGGCCCGTTTTTAGTGGGCGCAAAATACAGCAAAGATAAAAAGCGGGCGTTGCGAGCCATGGGTTTTAAGCCGCATGAAATAATTTTTCGTCAATGTGCTCACTGTAATTGCAAGGTAATGATTCACCCTAACTCAATCGAAGAATGGAAAGATATTCAAGTAACGCTTATCTGTGGGGTTTGTGCTAAGGCACTAGAGACAACTCAACCTCAGCCTTTATTCAAGGTTATAACACCCGCCGCTCAAGCTATTTATGAGCGAGCAATGCGACACCTGCAATCCAACTAAGGAACCCGTTCTATGGCGTCACAGACCGCGTTGCGTGATGTTTTTCTAGGTAAGCACCCTTATATAAAATTCGGGCTAGGTCAATGGCGCGAGTACAAAGACGGCATCTGGGAAGAAGTGCCGGAACTTTCAGTTAAGAACAATGTTCAAACGATTGTCCAAGCAAGCCCTACGACACGAATGTCAAGTGGGGTGGTCACGTCGATTACTGAACTACTGAAACAACGAACAGCTCTTCCTGACCGTATCTTTGATTTCAACCCAAACATTTTAGTATTCAATAATTGCTGTCTCGACCTGACCACCTATTTATCCGTCCCTCACGCTCCGTCGTATTACGCCACCCAAAAGCTTAAATTTGATTACGATCCCGAAGCGCAATCAGTCGCATGGGACAAGGCAGTTACGTCGTTTCCGTGTGTTGACGTGCTTCAGCGGTTCGCAGGACTCGCACTAACGACCGAGACCAAGTATGAGGTTGCCTTATGGCTCCACGGGCCACCGGGCGGCGGTAAGTCTACCTTTATCATCGGCCTTGAGACAATGCTGGGGCATCGGGCTTGCGTACTAGGTCTTGACGACCTATCGCGGTCAAACTTTGCCCTCTCACAAATTCCCGGTAAAACATTGGCCGTCTCGACCGAACAGCCTGCAATTTTCGTCAAGTGCGCCCACAAACTTAACTCCTTGATTTCCGGCGAGTCTATCACCATTGAAGAGAAATTCATGCCGCGTTACACAATCCAGCCAAAGCTAAAAATCCTTTGGGCCATGAATGAACTACCCGTAATACCAAGTGGAGCTGGGGCTGGACTGTTTCGCCGTGTGTATCCAATTTATTGGCCCGCCATCCCGGAACTTGAACGCAAGCCTGAGATGAAGGATGAAATTGCGCATAGTGGGATGGCGATTGTTAATTGGGCGCTAGAAGGACTGAAACGGTTGCAAGCTGCCAACCGATTTGAGATACCCGTCGAACTGTCTCAAGCCCGCGACACTTACCGCGAAATGGGTGACGTGACTCTGACCTTTATCACTGAATGTTGCGACCACGACGGGGAAACAGGCAGCGACGATCTTTACCGCCGTTACTCCGATTGGTGTGACCAAAATGGGCACCACGCACTCGCCAGCAACCGCTTTTCTGTCGATTTGGAGCGCTTGGGCTTTACCCGAAGGCGCAAAAACACTGGTCAATACTGGCCCGGCCTAACCCTAAAAGTGACCCTCGACAACGCTGTCGTCCATTAAACCCGATTTAACACATATTGATAATGAACGACTTAGCCTTACGCGTGTAGGGTGTGTAGGGTCACGTATTTAAGATTATATTCTTTTCATGCACGCGTATGCCTTAAATGCTGAACCCTACACGGCTACACCAACACGGTTAAACGGTCACTCCACCCTTGGGGATGGTGGGTGTTCAAATTCCTCGAAGACGAAAAAGTGTTTATAGGTTTCAAGGTCAAATGGAACAGGTTCGTCTTTCTTTTCGTCCCAATCGCACCATAAATTCTCAGCCACAGAGGTTAGCCAGAAGCACATGCCGACACATGGGGTTTGCTCTCGATGGTGGTGAAGCAATAGGCGCGATATATCTCCAGCATGGCAAACTTTATTAACTTCCCGATACGTTCCCTCGAAATCAGACCAATAAGCTGCGGCATCCTCAAACTTTGCGGCCTCGATGATTGCATAATCGAAAGTTGAAGCCAGCACGATCCGTTCAAAGGTCAGTAGGCGGGGATCGTTGACTAAGGCCCAAACCTTCTCAGCGCCTTCCGGGTTGCAAAGCCAAATGAAATTGTCACCTAGGTATTTCTTAGCTAGCGCCGACCAAGCGAACGCACCGCTACCCCACGCATTGCGCAACGATGCGATTTCTTCAACTCTGTCGGGGTACGCGAGAAATACAGTTGTTGTGCTCATTTACTCCACCTCCCTCAGCAACCTATCCCGTTTCGCCCGCTCACTCGGCTCGCTATACGCATCACGGATGTCGTCGGCTAAGTAGCGCATCTCGTGCCGACCGCTACGTTCCCACTCCCTGCGCCACTCGGCCTCAGTAGCGTGACACTCTGCGCATGGCCCACCATCACTGCTGGCGGGGTTGTCACATTCGTAGGTAGGGCATCGGTTGTCGTCATCGCCATCATCATCGAGACACGGATCGTCGATCCGCTCATCCCGTTCATTCGTACTCAGGTCGTACCAGTCCGTTGTTCTCATAGCTATTCCAGCTCGCCCCACTGGGACGCGAAAGCCTCTGCAATACCTTGATAGGTCAACGATCTCAGTTTCCACCGAGTAGGGCTCGGCGAGAGATAATGATTTTTCTGAGCTAAAGCGGGGTCTTTTGGTAGTTCTACGATATTTGTTGGTTTCAGCTTTGGTAGTCCTTTGAGCCACAGACAGGTGGCTTTACTTTCAGGATGGCCGAATTGATAAGGCTGGATCTTTTGGTCGTACTTATGACTCGCGTTGTATCCTTCGATTCTCTCTATTGCGTACTTATGGGGAATTGGATTCTCGACAGCGATGCGCGTTATGGGTGCTTGTAGCAGGGCATTGAAAAACCCAGCGGCTTTGTCCAGTGCAATCCACCGCTCTTTACCGTAGAGCACTCCGGTTTTGGGCTTCTTCGGTGTATTCCACAACCAGGTTACTGCCGAGTTGGTAAAGTACGTGCAGGGCGGATGCGCGATCATTAGATCGAACTCGTAAGACGGGTCGCTTAACAGTTCCAGTACATCGCCCTGATAGTGGCCGTCCCAGCTATCGGTACGCGGAGACTCGCAAGGTAGAAGGTCGCACGACATCGCATCGTGCCCACGCGCAACAAACGCATCTCGCACAATCCCCGAAAATTCACACGCGACTAACACTCTCATAGCTCCTCCAGTTCACTGACATCGCTCTCATCAAACACTCTTCCACAATGAGCACAGTAAAACCCTTCCTCATACCGTGACTCCTGGTAGCCGTCAGGTGCGGTGACGCCGGTAGGGTAATCGCCTGAGACGAATTCAAGGGCGTAGCCGTCACGGGGACAGTTCATTGTTGACCACCTTCGATGATAGCTACCTGCCGCTCGTGAGACTCGTTGTACATCCTCTGCGCCGCGCTCAACCCAAACTCACTACCGGCGAAAAAGAAATAGCGGTGTTGGCGAGTGTCGAAGTCTACGTTTGGGTTAGCTCTCAACCATTGTAACTGTGCTTCGTCAAACTCTTTCTCAATTGCTTCATTGGTCATAATCAATCTCCTTGTGTTTGCCGCATCTCAATCTCTGCGATCCGTCTCGCCGTAATCCGCATCTCAGCTTTCAACACTTCAATTTGTTGCGCCAGCTCCAACCACTGGGCTTGCAGTTGCACATGTTCACGTTCCAGGGCAATGTTGGCCCAGCGACACATGCCGCAGGGCTGTCCGTTGGCTTCGGTGCAGGTGGTACTATCGTGGATAGTGGTCATCATTCCTCCTTCAAACTTCTTCCGTAATAGCTGCAAATTGTTTAGCGATACGAAAGTTGGCCCTACGTTGTAACCGTGACTGACGGGCCTTGGCTTTCACTTCGCACATAGGTTGTGGGTAGCCGACGATTTGCCCACTTGGTAGCCGTCGATACGGTACGTTGCGGGAGTCAGTAAAGTTGGTGCGCTTGTAGCTATAGTCACCCGCAACACGGCTGCCGATTTTCACAAAGCTCAACGGCTTACCATTAATTTGCGGATTAGTTGTAGGTTTACGTTTCATTGCCGTCCCTTTCGTTGTATTATCTAATCGCGTGGATCAATCCAGCGCCGCACGGGATAAGGAACCTCACATAGCATCTCCACGTAGAGATTCCCGCCCTCGGTAGGTTGATAGACATCTGCAATATCCATTGGTTCAAGTAGTCCCTTCTCAATAAATTCAGCAACAGCCTGCCTTACCGCAGGCGCATCGATTCGAGGGTGGACTACCCGTGAGCCGTAGTAGTGAATCATCACTTCAATATTGTTTGGAGTATTCATGGTTAATCCCTCTCACTGTCCCTTCCGTTTCGCCCATCACAGTAAGTTCTTGCTCAACCACTCCGTGACGCATGAAGCCCCGCACAAATGAGTCTCAGCGGTGAACTCTACCTCTGGCGTGGTCTGTGGATTCTTTCGCCGTCGTGGGTTGCTATCCCAAGCTGTCACCAGAACGCCACCAAGGCTGCATTGGTAGACCTTCCACCAGTGATTCGTTTCCTTTTTCTGTGCTTTGCAGTTGTCACAGGCGTGAGTCTCGATTTTCATGGTTGGCCTCCTCGTAGAATGCCCTTTGCTGGCCCGTAAACGGCCCTAGAACCGATTTGCCTGTTCTGATAAGCCAATTCCTTTGACGCTAGCTCAGCCGCCAAGGGCCATAGACGGTCAAAAGTGGCTACAGCGCTGTTGTAATCGTCTAAATCCCAAGCTTTTCGGCCTGATTTGCGCATTCTGGCGTTGGCGGCGTCCATTGCAGCGGCCCACGCGAGATTTCGGGTCAGTTTTATCATGTTATTTCTGTCCGTAATACTTTCCAAAATAAGGCTCGCCGGGAACGCCGTTGCGAATAACGTACACGGGAACGGTGACGGAATCGCAACCTGAGCAGCGAATCAGATGTTCATCGCTTGCGTCAGGGCCGAAGTCGCCGTCCATGTATCTAACACCTGCGCCCTGATTGCGTCCATAGTAGTGTACGATGCACCACCAATCCTTTGCAGGCTTGTCATAGACAAACCTTACTGGGCGTCTGACAAGTTCGTATCTGTGAGTGTAGCCTTTTGGTTTGCTCATGGTTACTCGCCCTCCTCACCATTATCACGGTAATAAGCTTTCCAATGGATAGTTCTGGATAAACACTGTCGGGGAACCGTCAAGCTTAGTGCCGTATTGGTTGAATTGATACAGCACAGTATGTGCCTGTTTGTTAGCGTCATCGTCTCGCGCGTCGCAGACAATTCGCAACCCTTCAATAACTAACTCTTTCATCGCATCCTCCTATGGTGACTGGTTAGTAACGATTATCTACCCGCAGCCCCACCCACACGTTGTAGACAAATATTGCCGCGGCGAATTAGTTCGAGCATGGTGGTTAACTCTTCCCCGCCCACCGCGTTTTCCTTGCCTTAGCCAGTGACTTACGCGCAGCGTCACCCTTAGCTTTCGACTTGGACTTGCCGCCACGTTTACCGAGTTCCTGCATTACTTTCTTAATGGTGGATTGGTTCATAAGTTTTAATGCGCGTCTCTCCGCGCTGTCACGCATCGTTGCTCCTTAGCTGGCCGCGTTCCCACATTAAAGTTCTCTCTGATCATTCTGGATCAAGTCTTTAGCCCTCGCGTGTGGGCATTTAGGTTCTGTCTCAAAATATCCGTGAGCCTGACAGTAGCCGTGATGATCGAGCGAACACGGATCGGGATCGGTTAGCTCCCTGAGCAATGCTTGGATCGTTTTCAGTTTGGCTTGATAGTCAGCCAATGATTGCCATTCGCATTCTCGCGCTTCTCGTAGTAATGGTTTATCCGCTAGATTCACAAGTGCATCTCTGACAATCCCTTCGCAGCTACCGTCAGATCGAAACCGTTGCATGATTTCAAAGACTGATAAATCATCTATCTTTAGATCAATCTCGCTCATTATCCTTTGTACGCCTTCTCCAAATGCTCTTGTAACTCCGCTACCCATCCGACCGGATCAACCGAAGCGGTAAACCGTCCAAGCGTGGTCACATCCTTGCAGGAATTAATCGCTATCTCAATTCCTGTTTCCAGTTCACCTACTCGGTCTAAAAGCATCTCTAAGTCTTTGTCTTTTACCACGGCCAATGCCCCCACGCGAGTCTTATCCCGACACAATACATAGCCGGAAACCAACCAAAGAACCAGACCAGCAACGACGGCCAATACCATCGCGTCAAAACTGTGTATTTCAACAGAATCGGCATTGGCGCTACCGCTACAATCGCCGTGGTTAGAATGGTTAGTATGAACATCACGAATCGTTCTCTGCTTCCAGTTCCCGATACCTGCGCCAGTCCTCACCGAATCGTCCCGTAGGTACGAACTTCGCCTTGCACGCCTCACCTTTCGCCTTCCCACACCGCGTCAAGCAAATCTCGCAGGTCTGGTTTAGTTCCCGACAAATCCACTCCGCTACGGGTCGCGCAGCAAGGAATAACTCCCCACCCTCCGCGTCGGTGACGTAGACTAAATCAGTGCCAGCATTACGCGCTTTGTCCGCAAGGTCTACAGAAATGCTGCGCCCACGTATCTCAGCCGCTACCTCAGTGTAGACTTCGTTAATCCCGAGATTGAAGTCGATTTTATCAGGGTCGGTAATCATCTTCGCTCCATCGCTGGTGTCTCCGCACAATCAAGGCATCCGGCCATTCCGTATCCTTTGTGTGTTTCGTCAAAGCATACTTTTCGCCCCGTCCCCGGTGTCCCCGGCGCGGTGGTCATATAAGATTCAACCTTGCGCATCTCGCCCTCGTTCAGGTGCCGCAGTCGCTTTAAGACTGCGCTGACAAAGTAAAGCCGTTGCTTGTTGGCTAACCCGTCCTCGGCATCGTCGATTAGCCACGGTGCGCGTGTAAAGCCGTCTGCACCTCGTCGGCTTGGGTCTCCCTCGTCTATCACGTCAAAGAGAGCGCATCGAAGGTTTGATAGTTCTGTTGGTGTCATTGTTCAATCTCCCGCGTTTGTTCACTTTCTTTATGAAGCTATCCGCTTCCACCCTCGCCAAGCCTACCAACATAGCAACATCCAGGTTGCCGATCTTGAGTGTGTCTATAGGCTCAAGATGGTTAAGAATCGTTTGCGCTGCATATGCCGCCCCACGCTTCCACGCTTCATTTGCAAGCCCCTCTTGAGAGTGGTTGTCAAGTTGAGAATCGGTTAACGTGTCGAGCCATTGTGTACAGGCAGTCTTATTCATTTCGGCCTCCCGTTTGGCCTGAAGTATCCGATCACATTGCTCACAGTTCGCAAAGTATACATAACGATGGACTGGACAAAATCTCATAAACGCTTCCCTCAATCCATGTACTTATTCGCAATCGGCTGCGCGACTTTTGCAAACCGCTGGGCTGCGTTGATTAACTGCTCACGCTCGCCTTTGGTGTACTCCCATTCGTTGACGTAGAACAGCCACTCAATCAGACGTTTGGTTTCAGCGAGCGAGCTTTCAACGGTTTCAAAAGTATCGTTTGCGACCGGCGCGGGATGCCTTGTCTTGACGTGTTGCTTGACTGCTAGAAGTGTCATGCCGCCCCCTTGCGACATATTGCCGCGTATTTCCGAATGCGATCTGCAATGATGATCTCCGCGTCGCCGTGGCTGTTCTCGCGGGCAATGTCCATCACGGCTTGCGTCAAACTTTCCACGCTCTCGGCTGCGATACAATCGCCGTGACCATCATCCGCGCACACCGGGCAGACTTGCAGGTTACATCGCGGGCACTTGGTGAAGCGTTCGGTATCTTCGCCGCATTCTTGACAGGCATCAAAGTCAATCATGTTCGTTTCCTTCCAGTCCACCAAAGCGCAAGGATAAAGATCACGCCAAACAGAATGATTCCTAGGCGGTCAAGCCATGTAGCAACTTCAGGTGGACACTGCATTTTACAATCCCCTCGTCTATCAGTTCGCCCTTGCGATTGAACCGCATGATCTCGAAGTATTTTATGCCAGCGGGCGATGTAATTGGACGGCGTAAACGGATACCAGCTCGCACGTTAGCGGGACAAAAGACTTCAACTTGAGCGATGCGCCCGTTTTGCACTAATTGGACATTGCGCCATTGATTCACAGTCAAACCACCTTCAGGTGTTCTCAGTGCCGCTTGCGCCTGCTCTAAAAGGCTTTTGGGTTCGTAGTAGTGGCTTATCATAATCAAACGTCAATCTGTCGCCGGAATACACGAATGAAAGCCTTGCGGCGAACGACCGCCAATCGGGCGATATATTCAGGTGTTGCATGGTTGCGCTTAGCTTGAAACCATCGCAGGAACAATGCATTTTCAAGGTTGATTGCTTGACGCGCTAATCTTTCCTCTGTTTTCATACTAACACCGCTTTCAAGTGAGATTTGACCGCCATCCGATACCTTTTAGCTTCCGGGCGATTATGCCAGTCGTTTGACGCGCTGATCGGTGTAAGATGGCCGGTGTGAAAGTTATCAATGCATCCCGCGACGATTCTGCCGCACTCATCGTAGCTGCGAAATGGCGAGCATTGGTTCTGCGTGCAAGTGGGGCAATAGGTCTTTTCAATGCCAGCGGGAATATCAAGATTTCCGCCTAAGTATCGTCCGGTGTGTTCGCTCATGTTATTTTCTCCTCTACTCTCTAGTGTGATACGAGAATCGAATTGTTCAGAGTGTCTTCGCGGCCCGTTCGATTAGGCGGACACCGCGCTCGTATTCCGGTATCTGAATCTCTGGATGGTAGCCACGATATTTGACAGATTCCAAGTTAGCCCGCTGCTCAATTGCGGCCTCGCGGATAAACCGCTTGGCACGTTCGCTACCGTTATCAGCCAGCACTTGCCACGAGTTAAGCCATGATTGCGCATCGTTGAAATTTGGGATGAAGCTCATTGTTTTCTCCTATTTAATTGTGAAGCGTGGTTCGCCGAATTGACCCTCAATGGCAACAATCTTGCCAGCATCGCGCAATCGCACTAAGGCTTGATTTAAGGGACTCCTCCTGAATTAGTAAAGCATTGAACAAGTGTTACTAGCAGGGTGAAGGGACGAAGCTTGCGCTTTTACAATCAAAACCCCTCATGCCGCCAATTGGCCTATATTGTCAACCCTGCTAATAACTCGCTCAGGGATCTAAAGGGCTTTCACCTTACTCCTGAGCGATTCAAAGAACACTGGCCCCTTGATAACTTAGTAAGACATCGCGGTTAGAAGTTAGAGCCATTCGTTTGACTCGAAATAGAGCCAGTCGAGCACGTCTGAAGCGGTGGCCGAATCAACGGCCCTATTGACCTCGCGGGCGATTAAAGACCGCATGCGCGGTGAGTTTTCTACAGACAAAAGAGTCAGAGCAATGTCCGTCCAGTAGCGATTGAGCGCAGTTCTTAACATAACACCGGCCTTTCTGCGATGCCTTATTCAGTTATCAAAGAACTAGGTGCACAGTACACCTAACAATTACCCCTGTCAAGATAAATCGCCACTGTATCTACTGATAGCTTACGGTGTACTTATAAGCTAATCGTATATAGACAAACCACTGAGATTAGTGTACAGTGTACGGCTAATTATGGAGTATCCGTTAAAGACTTATCGGTTTGATGTGGAGGTACATGCGGCCCTGGCGGAGCTGGCAAAGCGACATGGATCGCCTAACAAGGCTATGCGCAAGGTGCTGAAACTGAAGACGGCTACTAATGGCGATAGCAACAAAAAGCGTCAACCTAATCCTCGGATGACACCCTGACTTTCCCCTACTATTTCACCGGCCAGGTAGCTGCCCGCTTGTCCCTCGGTCCTTGTATTGCATCCTTGGCCCAACGGGGCCTATCCCAGTTTGGTGCTTGACAAAACGGACACTCTACCGGCCTTGGCAACTCTGACCGCCACGATCTTCCGCATCGTAAACATAATCGCCATGTGCCGTTAGGACAGTGCATTGGTTAAGATTACTGCGATTACCCGTACAATTACTAGCCCTTGGCACGAGAGAGGTAGTAATCCGTAAAGTATCGCCAAAGTGACATTGGGTCATTGCCGCTATAATTAGCCAAAGTAGCGCGAATGCGCCACAGGTAGTCAACGTTATAATCATCATCATTATCATAACCTTAACCCACTAGCATGGGCAGCATATAGTGCACACACGATACACACCGTACACGATACACACCGTACATGCAGCATAGCGGTCGCGCCTCACCGCGCTATAGCGGTCAACAGGCACCCTGGCCGCGTGAGTTGTCAGGGCGATCTGGGTAGGCTGGCGGCGTGGGCGGGGGTAATACCCCACAGATTAAAATTTTAGGGGTTTTAGAAATTTAGGGTTGACGTTGAACGGCGCAAGTGCTATGATGCTGATGAATATGACACAAGTGAAACCACGTTGGCAACAAAAATGTAAGCGGTGCGGATATCAGTGGGAATCACGGGTTAGGGAGCCGAAGGAGTGTCCTGATTGCAAAGGAAGGATGCGAAAGATTAAGTGATAGATAAATTACCATTCATAGCCTTAAGCCAGATAAAAAGCTTACCAACTTGTAGTGCGATTTATTTTGTAAGAGATCGCAATGGACAGGTTCTGTATATCGGAAGAACGGCTAATCTAGCCAACCGTTGGCGAAATCATGCTATTAAAAATCAACTACCAACACCTGACATGGTAGTAATCGCGTGGTTGGAAACACCCTTACATAGTTTAAAATCAGACGAGGGTTGGTTTATTCGAGAAATGTGTCCACCTTTAAATATTCAGCGCGGAAATGGCGCTTCTGTTCCAGTGTTATCGATTGAAACGGTAAACGGAATAGATATTGCTACGTGTCGATTCTGTCAACTTCGCTGGCAACCACGAGTAGTAACACCGAGGAAGTGCCCAGAGTGTCAGGGGCGGTGGCCGCTGGGGAGGCCGAAGCAATGAGTATCCAACGAGAGCTTATTAAACGCTTCTTCCCGCAGACCCGTGAGGAATTTAACAAGCATTATCCTCGCGCTGAAAGCGGTGGAATGTCTCGGCAGGAGCATATCGACCACGCTATGATTTTGGTTAACGGGGTGCCGGTTGGTAGGCGTCTATGGACTAGGCTCTATCCCGATGGTGAAACTTGGGACGACTTGATCGGACGACTCAAGCCGTGGCTGAAGGACGACGACGTATTTGCCGAATGGAAGAAGATGGACGCCTTTGATCGGTTTAACTACTTAACACGTAAAGCATAGAATCGAAGCGATGAAAAAGAAACTAATCAGTTCCCGCGACGACTCACGGGGCAAGAAGGTTGCCGCCACGGTGACGATCATCCGTGGTGGCGAGATGACGGTGCGGGGACGGAAGCAGATTGCCGGATGGTTGCGGCGGCAGGCCAACTTTCTTGAACGCAACGGTGAGCGGATGACGGAAGGGTTTACCGCTCGCTGGACGTATGGCGATAAGTTGAAGGGGCGATAATGAGTAACGTGGTAAGCTTCCAAGACGCCAAAAAGGCGTTGAGCCCGCATTCCTATGGGCGTGCTTTCTGTCTTGATTGTAAACATGAGTGGATTACGGTGGTGTTATTAGGAACAATTTGGCTGGAATGTCCAGCCTGTGGATTAACTCGTGGCCGTTTACGTTATCAACACGAGTACGAGGGGCCGCATTGGAATTGCGCATGTGGTAATGATTTGTTTTATGTGATGGAAAGTAAGGTTTACTGTCCCAACTGCGGAGTGGTGCAATACGGATTATGATGTGCTCTGGCCTGCGTCATTACTTCGACATCATCGACGGTAAGGTGGTATTGGTGTGTAGGTGTGGGCGGTACCGTAGAAAGCTAATGGAATAGAGGGAGGATAACGATGGGCCGCTATGAATTATTTGTAGCCTTCTTGATAGCCGCGAGCCCGCTCATCGAATGGTTGACTCCCGATGAGGTCGTTACTTCTATCATGGAGTTGATTAACGCTGGATTTGATGACAATGATCCGGCGAAGGCAGAGCTTTATCAAAAACTCCTAAGAAGACTGACGGATCACATAGAGGACGAAGCCGATCTTATGGTTAGGATCAGCGAGCCAGTAGACCGAGAAACATTGGAATTCATGGATAGTGTTATGAGCGGCGGACGAGAAGCTGCATAAATGTACGAGCCCTCACCCGATACTACCGAGCTTTGGCAAGGTGATGTAATCAGCCGGATTCACTTACCTAGTTACACTTTTACTAGCACAACTTTTTCACATGCTTTCCGCGAAGATGGTACGCCTGAATATAAAGGGCAGTCCACTTCAGGAGCGAAAATATCTAAAGCGATTGTCCTATCGCAGTGCTGCGAATTCACCGAAGAGAAAAGGCACTGGTTTTCTGTTGCGGAGCTAATCGAGTTTAGAGACTTCACCGAGCAAGTAACGGCGTTTAATTTAGCCCCGCTCATACCTCTTGATAAGACTGGCGTCAAGTTTCCCTCTTATGAAGAATTGCTGCAATCAAACGTAGTTGCGCCAGATCGACATAATGACCTTGTGAATGGCTATGTTTATGACCGGGATGGAAATCATTTAGCACAACCTCATATTGTGGACTTCACGCGCGTGACTTCCCTAAGCATGAAGGACAAGGGATATGTGTTGAAACGGAAAATCTTACAACTCGATGAAGCCCACAGAAAAGAGTTTAAGAGAAAGTTGGCGTTCTTCTATTTACGTCCCGCCTGACACCAGGTTTATAAGGGAGAACTGGGGATTCTCAGTCTCGCCGCTTTTTTTGCTCGGAGTCGAGATCGGTGATATAAGCCGCTAGTAAGTGGAGCGGCGCACCACCTACCGATAGCTGTGGGGAGCGTCGCTTTCCAGGGGGGGAAGCCTCTAGGAGCGTCGCAGGCTCGCCGACTTCCTCGCCTTTGTTTTGCTCACCGTTCGGTTTGATGATATAAGCCTGCCGTTCTCCACTTTGCCAGTCAAGGAAACAACCAAAGGGTTGTTTAGGACCTCATGTTTGCTGAGAGAAGAAGACGCCGCGATTTATTGAATGGAATTGAGGAGGAAAAAGAAAGACTGTCTAAACTCCGAATTCGTGAAGGCGTAGACCTTTCTGATACTCGCAAGGAACTACAAGGACGGATCGATGCTTTAACATACTATTTAGCATATTTCGACACACGAGTGCTTCTGGAAAAGGCGACGCGCTACGGCATAGAGGTCCCAGCAAATCCTGCTTGGTGGAATGATGATGCTTATGCACAATTGCAGGGAGACCTTGTTGAGCGTGCCCTTACGGAATTCGGTCATGCTACCCTTACGAAACTCGTTCGAGAGGAGCGCCGGAAGAATATTGAGTGGTGGGTCAAGATTATCACCCCAGTGCTTGCGGCTTTAATAAGCGTACTTGGTCTTATAGTCGCTCTAGTCGCAGTAAGCAGAAAATAGCCGACAAATCTACCCAAAAAAGTAGCCGCCCAAGAGTCCGGTCGGACTTTTTGTGCAGTCTACCGCCTTTTTGTGCAACCGGGCCTTTCTGTGCAAAGCCACGATGGGCAGTCCCAATGAACGTGAAATTTACGAAGGTCTGCTGAGGCCGGGGGATGTTGGCCTCACAAAAGAAGAGGCTGACCGATTTAAGGAGCTAAGCCTAGATAGCCGCATGGATGAATTTCAAAAGAGATTTCAGGAGCAGGGTGCGATAGCTCCTGCCAATGACGCCCCGCAACGCGAGATGCCGCGTTACAAGTGCCACAAGGAAGTGTGGGCGCTGAAAATTGACGCCATCCATCTGGATGTTGACGTGGCGAAAGTAGAAAACCGCGAGACAAATGGCGGTGCGTTTATCTATCCGGCAGACGAAGGATTCGCACCGTTCCAAGTGGACGAAGCCTACGTCCGAAAGCACAAGCCAGAGGCGGGCGGCTACTATGTAGTCTGCAAAGACGGTTACAAATCCTACTCACCTGCGCAAGCGTTTGAGGAGGGGTATACACGAATGACCCGCAAACTGATGCAATGAACGAGTGGCTACCTCAACAACAATGTCGTCTGGTATCATCCGGTGAGCTTGTCACGGTGGTTAGCCGTCATCATCACACTGACGGCAGTGTGGTCTATATCGTGGAGTGTGGCGGTGTGTTCCGGCCCGTGAAGCCCGATGAACTGCGCCATGTGGAGGTGGAGATGACGATAAGCGAGGTTGATCGCAGCGTTAGCCATCTGTTAAGTAGGTTTACCAGACAACCAAAGGAGAAAAGCTATGGCAAAGTCACGTCAGGACGAGATAGATGATATTTCCCGTCTTTGCCAAAGTGAATTATCCCTAACTTGTAAAGAGTAAAGGCACATCGTTCCAAGCTCTTATGTGCTTGCGTGTGAGCTTGCGCATCTGGGAAGACATGGATATTGTCAGCATCGTTGTTTGTGATATCGCCATCTTTATGGTGAACTTGCTCGTACGGTCTAAGCGGACGTTTTACTTTCTGGATAGCGGCTCGTCTATATTGAGTGCGAACGCTGGCGGTTCTCTTGAATTTTTCCCATTTGTCAGTTCTGGCCCACCACAAAATTACAGAGCGAGAAATATTCAACGTGCTTGCAATTTGATCGATAGTAACGTTCGTGCGTGTGTAAGCTTTTTGGGCTCGCGTTTTAATCTTTTCAGGCTTGGCGTTCCATGGTTTATACCCAAGTGCTTTTAACATTCTGCGAGCACACGCCATACTACAACATGGAGGGTTTTTACCTTTTAGCCGATAGCTACTAACAGAAAATGTTTTAAGGCACGTTGGACAGTTGACAGCGATCACGTTAATAGCATACACTGTTTTAAGCTGTAAATCAAGTTAGTAGAAAGGTAGGTAGAATCATGGCAAAAGGTATGGGATTCAAGGCGGCGGCATCCAGCGTGCAGCGCAAAGAGGGCGTGAGTAAGAAGTCGGCTGATGCAATCATTGCAGCAGGAGCACGAAACGCGAGCAAAGGTGCAAAGGCGGCGAATCCGAATCTGCGCAAGGTTAAAGGCGGCAAGTGAGACATCGCACTGAGATAGAAGATGACGCAGCAGCCATTGCCGACAAGCCGGTAGTGACGCAATGGGAACTGGCCCAACTAGCTCGATTGCAGTTGGAGACGCTGCTAGACATTCGTGGGCAATTGGAGTTGCCACAGTTCAATAGTGCAGCGGAGACAGGCGATGCCAGCAAAACGTCCCAGTGAGGGGCCGGTCTTCCGCGAACTTAACGGCCCTGAAGCCCGTGCCATCTTCATCGCTGACATCACGGTAGAATTCCGCAAAGCACTGGAACAAGCCTTCGATGAAACCAACCAGTTCTATATCGGCAACAGCTATCCGGTGACTCGCATCACTGGTGAAATCAGCATCAAAGTATTTCCCAGTCAGAAATTACCACTACCAATTCCTATCTACATTAAGTTACACTACGGCACGTCGATGGAAACTGCGCTGGACAAAATCCGTGAGCAGCATGGCGTGCCGGTATTGCAGGGTGTGAAGACAAAGAGTGGACTGATAGTTAATCAGGAGGTGAAGCACGATGAAGAAACCTAAGACAACTGTGCCGCAACGGGCGGCTGAGCCTGATGCCGACGATTATCGCGCCAAGGGTGATGCGCAGACGTTGATGGAAGCACAGCAAATCCACCTTAATCCCGCACGCCGCCGTGCTGCCATGCCGCATGTACGGATGCACGCCAAGGCCGCGCAGGCGGTCATAGGAAAGAAAACGAAATAATGGAGGGTAAACATGGCAACGGAAACTAGAGTAGGAACCAAAGATGCACGACCCCAGAGTGAGATTCTACTGATTGCGCTATTACTCAAAGTTGGTGGACACTCACTCACTGACGCCGAAATTGAACGAGCCGCAGCAACTCATGTGTTGGTAGTTGGCAAGGACGCAGACGGGTTGACTGTGCTGGGTGCCGAGTCTAAGCCTGTTACGGTATAGCTGCCATGCGCCCTGAACGCCGCAAACCATCATCTTTTCCACCCACTACCCGTCGCCGCAAAAAGCGCAAGCCAATGGGTGCGCCACCCAACGCGCCGATCATTATTCCCAGCTTCCATAACGTTGGTCACAAGCCGGTCGGTTCGATAGCCGAAGCCCTTGCCCCGTACAAGAAATTCTATGGCAAGAAACGCGCTCAAGACATTGCCATCGAAGCGGCGATGTTTGTTGGTAAGCAGTATCCTATCATCGGTAAGATTGTGGAGTGCTGGTTCCTGCTCCCGAAACATGATCGTGAGAAAGTATTGGCCTTGGACTACACCGTCGAAGCGTTCAACATGCCGGTACGGGAGTTTGTCGGCATTGTTCGTCCGCTTATCCAGATGCAACTGCTCGACCGCGCTCAGGACATTCAGTTTGCCAATATGCCTGCATTGGTAGAGAAATCGATGAAGCGGGCAATGAACCCAAGGGCCACAACTCCAGTGGTCAAGGAAGCAATGGCCCACATGCAGCAACACCGGTTGATGCCTGCGCCACCCAATGCACCTTCTGTCACTGTGAACACTACTGTCGGTGGCCCTACTACCCAAGTCGCCGTGTTACCCAGTGCTGAGGACTTTGCCAAGCGGCTGGATGAAGCGACGAGGGCTGGACGGGAGGCGTTGCCACCTGCGAATATGGAAGGGGTGATTGATGTGGAGGCGGTAACAAGCAAAACGAAAGATGAGGTAGCGGCGTGACTGAAATTAACACTGGTGAATCCATAGCCTGTCCCGACTGTAAGCAGCCGCTATCAGTTGTGACCCCAGAGTTGCGGGTGGTTAACGATGAGAACCTGTCACTCATCTACGGCCTTCATCCGTTGGGCTATACTTGCAACTCGTGCGGTAGCTATTTCAAACCTGCCATCGTTGGTGCGCAAAATATCCAGTGGGCGTGGATGAAAGTTGAGCCGCCTGCTATTGTCCAGTTGATGAAACCGAATGGTCGTATTCACTTAGCGAATTAAAGTGTGCAGGCATTTACGCGAAAAGGATAATTAAGGATCGCATCACCGCCTCGCTCCCCATGCTGGAGCAGATGTTTGGCAAACACTTCGTCCCCACCCCTCACGCCATCTCCACAATTGAACGTAACGTAGCCGACCTCGACGAAATCTCCGAGTGCGACGATGCCGAGAAAAAGGTCTACCACTTCACCCGTGAGCTAACACCCGACGAAACCAAGTTCATCCTCAACGAACGCACCCTTGCCTCGTGCAACTATATGTACTGGGCCACGCGTTTCGGTTGGCTCAAAGATTGGACAGGTAAAATTGCCCGCTACAAACCCAATGTTGCGCAACAGATTGTCGATGACGTGCTGGCCGAGATGGAAGAAGAGGGCGTGGAACTTATCCTCCAGTTTCTCAAGGCCCGGCGACTGGGAGTGTCCACAGAATTCCAACTCCGTCTCTGCCACCGCCTCCTTTTCATCCCTGACACCCAAATCATCATGGCGTCGGACAACCCTGAAGACAGTGACAAGTTGAGCAAGATGCTGTTCCTTGCATGGGAGCGGCAATCACACTGGTTACGTTCGCCGCTTACCCGGTTTAAGCGCGGCCTGTTCTACGAATTCAAAAACGGCAACCGCATCGACCTTGAACACGGTACCCAGGTCAGCGATTATGGCCGAGGCGAAAACCCGAACGCTTTTCACGTTACTGAAGCGGCTAAAATCCAAAACCCTGAATCCCTTATCGACTCCGGTCTAATGCGTGCGGTCATCCCGTCCCCTTACGTGTTTGGCTGTTTTGAGGGCACCGCAGAAGGTGATGAAGGCTGGTGGTATGACAAGTATTGGTTCAATAAGCATAACTATGGCAAGCCCGGCAGCGGCGCGCGAATGCGACCCACCTTCCTGCCGTGGGTAGTGGGAGTGGAAATCTATCCCACTGACACATGGTTGCGCACAAATCACTGGAACTTAGTTTCTGAAAGTTGGCAACCCACCAAAGACACGCTCGATCAGGCCCGTAACACCGAGAACTACATCCGCGCCTCACCACACATTTCCCACCGTCTTGGCCGCAACTGGAAAATGACCCGTGAACAGATGTTCTACTACGAATCCAGCGTCAAGGAATATCGTGAAAATAATACGCTGCATGTTTGGTCAAGTGAGATGGCAAGTGACGACCTCAGCGCATGGGCCAGCCGTGAGCAGTCAGTGTTTGACCCTGAACTCCGTCTCAAGTACCGACAAGCTTGTGCCGATCCCGTTGCCGTCTACGGCATTCGCAAAGGCGGTATCCCGGAAAAGTTCTGGCCGTCACGCAAGGAGATGAAACTGGGTGAGGATGGCAAACCAATCATTAAGACCATTGTTGCCGATTGGAACCACAACCTGCCGCCACTGGAATTTGAATTCGTGGAGTTGAAGTTTAACGGCTACAGTGAAACCGACCCCTTTGGCAAGCTATTCATCTGGGAAGAACCCGACGACGGCCAAACCTACGGCTTCGGTGCAGACGTAAGCGACGGACTGGGCGCGAAACGTAGCGACAATTCTACGCTGGAAATGTTTCGCAAAGGTTCACGATGGAAGCTGGACGCTCAGTGTGCGGAGTTTGCCTCACCTGACATGTCGGGTGCTGACCTGTGGCTCATCGGCCTTGCTCTCGGCACTTACTTCTCCGTCTATGTCAATAGTAAACGCAAACAACCCCGCTGTGTCCCTGAGATGAACCGTGAGGGTGGGCAAACCTTTCACCGGGAGATGAAACGCCGTGGCTGGAAAAACTTTCATGAGGACGTTAAAGCCTCCTCTACCCGTCGTGGCGCACCAACCATCACCGAAGGCTGGCGCATGAACCCAGTCAACCGGGAAGACCTCGTGCAGAAAGGCGTGCAATCCATTCGTGAAGAGTACATTGAAATCAATTCACCGTGGCTGGTGAGCGAGATGGATTCGCTAATCAAGTGGCCGGATGGGAAGATAGCCGCAGCGAAAGGGCGGCACGATGATCGCCTTATTTGTCTGTGGTTGCCATTCGCTTCACTCTACTATGACGATGTACGTAGCACAGGCCGTAACCCCTTCATGGAAAGAGAACTCAAGGTACAGCCAGAGCAAAAGTATCTGGTATTCAAGAATGCGCAATTGTTCGAGGATGCGCCAAAGATGATGACGCGAGATTGATTGCTATGCTAGGATAGCGCCCAATGGCCCGCAAGGTATTCAAACATTGTGACATCTGCAATGATATCGTGCTGGTGCATGGTGAGCCAAAGCGAGACGACAAACTTTGTCCGCACAAGTCTCGTGGGCGTGAACCGATTGAGCCGACTGTCTACTATGTTAACAAGGAAGGGCGCAGACTTTACCCGTGGGATTCTCGTAAGTTACCCAAAGCGTACATTGATCAAGGCTACCAGCGCGTAGAACTTAACGGCCTCGGTGAAATACGGCGATTTGAGCGCGATACAGCTCGACAACTGGAAGCCGAAGCCCAAAAAAGCGACGAGCAACTTGCCCATGAGGAACATGAACGCGACCAACGGCAAGCGTCGCTCCGTGATGATATGCGTCGCATGGGTGAGTTTGAGCGAGAGGTAGCGAGGTTGGCAATCGAGGATGAGAACCGTGGGTACAGCGAGCGCTACGATTCTCAGTTTCGTATTGAGGGCTGGAATTGAAACTCAGCAACTACATTGCCCCGCTCGAATCTGAACGCGAGTCCACCAAGCTGGGTTGGTTGCGTGAAGCATTGAGCGAATCCCGCTCTACGCACGAAAAGCTACCCGGCTGGTCTGAACTTGACGCTGACCTTGAACTCATCTCCCGTAGCCGTCCCAGCTTCGATCCATCCAACCTGTCATGGCTAAACATCGGCAACACGAAGGCCCGTATTGGTGATGTGGTATCCACTCTTAGCAACCTGCGCCCGCTATGGGAAATCACTACTGGGGTAAAGGAACTGCAACCTACCGCCAAGGTGCTCAACAAGTGTTCATGGGGATGGTGGTCGAAGACTGATGCCGACTTGAAAATCCTTGCTGCCCTTCAGTGGAGTGCAGTGAACCGTACCGGCTACCTCTGGGTACGCTGGGACAAGCACTATCATGGGCTAAACCAGGGCGACATTGATTGCATTCCCCTTGGCCCAAAGTCGGTCTACTTTCTCTACCTGCCCGAAGACCACAACTACCAGAAAGCCTATGCCACAATTATCTGTGAGTCAGTGCCAATTACTCAAGCGATGGCTGAGAACCCGTTGTATGCCAGTCAACTCAAACCCAGCGCCGAAGCTGACGGCATTGTGCGCCGATTCACTGCCCCAATCGTCAAAGGTGCCCAAGCGCTCTGGGACGGCGATATGGGTAAGTCCGCCGCCAGCCAATCTACTCCCCACGTAAACATCTACCACGCCTATGTCCGTGACCTGACCCTCAACCATACCAACCACATGGTCAGCATTGGTGATCCTTCAACTAAATGGTTCTACGAAGTACCCTACATTGGCCAATCCGTACCATCCGGCTTCGTCAGCCCTGCCACCGCGCAGGACGTAATGCGCAAGGCGCGTGAGGAAGACTGCTACCTTTATCCTAATCGGCGGTTAGTCAGCTTCACCGATACCTGCGTGCTCTACGATGGCCCCAGCCGTGAGTATCACGGACTTGCTCCTGTTATAAAGTTTACCCTTGACCCGTGGCCGTGGGATTTTCTCGGCGGTTCAATGGTGCGGGATGTAAGGTCGATTGACGAGACAATCAACGAGCGGCTGCGTGGCATTAACAAGTCCGCAGAGATGCGCCGCAATCCGCCCAAGATGGTGGATGAGGACTTAATTGCAGACAGTGAACAACCCGACATTTCCAAGATTGTAGACACGAACATTGGCGAACCGGGTCAGACTGTTAAATGCGACTTCAAGAAAGGCGATCCCATCCGTGCCATCCTCCCTTATCAAAACTACGATGTGCAAAGTTGGGAATTCGAGTACCTGAAGTTTCTTGACTTCAAGGCTGACTTCATTCTTGGTCGTGCGCAAATGGAAGCGCTCGCTCTCGCCCGTCAGATGCCTGCTGGTGATACGCAGGAGAAATGGTTACAAGCCACTGGCTCCCGCACTACCGCCAAGTCCCGCAACATGGAACGGTCGCTCAAGTCGCTTGGATTCATGGTCGCATGTAACATGCTGCAATGGTATGACGCTCCGCTACGATTCAGTCTCTATGGTTTTCAAGGCGTCGTGCAGCAAGACTTCGATTACGATCCCAACAGCATGATTCCCGACAATCTTAGCTTCCGCAGCGGCACATTCGCCATTGACGCGCGTAGTGAAATCTACAAGTACCGTTACCAACGTGCCCGCGCTATCACCCGCATGATCGCCCTCGACATCGAACCCATGAGCGTCCACGAAATGACCTCCATGACTCGTGGGCTGTTGCAAACCCGTCTCTATGAAGGTGGCAAGTTCCCGATTGATTCATGGACACTGGCTGACACGCTTAAGATATCCAACATGGGCGATCCACCTGAGACGCCTGACGACACCATGCCGGAACGGTTTGTGGTGGAGCAAGAGGCACGTGGTAAGGTTGGTGCGATGATTCAAGCGCAGGCTCAGGCAATTCTCATGCAAGCCAACCCTCAAGCCGTCATCCAACAGGCGATCCAGGAAAATCCGCAGGGTGTATTGCAGATGGTGTTGGCAGCAATACAGGCCAAGGGTGGTGTGGCGGGAAATCCGACGAACGGCGGGTCAAGTGGCGGGGGTAGTAATGGGGCGACGGGAAATCCTGAGGGTAGGCCACCGAGCTATCAGGAACCGCCTCAGCTTTTCCAGCGCAGTGATGGTCAAGGTGGACAGCGTGACGTGTTGAGTACCAGTGATAGAGGCTGATTATGACAGTATTTGAGGGGGTAAAGTTTACTGAGCGTTACTTATGCGTGTTCTGTTTTAAGTCTTACCGTCGAATTAAATGGTTGGCTAAGCATGAAAAGAACCATAAGCAAATCTTTACGGTTAAGCCGTTAATGGCGTACTTGCGAAAAGGCTAGCAATGGATGCAAACTGGCTGAAACTAGAGACAGGGAAAACAATTGTCACGCTTCGTTTTCTCTCCACCAACCTCGACCTCGTGGAAGCTGAACGTCTCTATAAACGTCTCTACGAGGAGGCGCGATTTCTTGACCGTCGCATTCAGGAGCGCAAAAAAGACTTGCAATCGCCAAACGCTTGTCCTACTATCACGACTGAAGCGCAGGCTTCCTGAGTTGCAACAGAGCGGAAGGACGCCTATTGTACAGCGAGTTATATCTATTCACGGGACTGCGTAAGTACACGTGGCGCTGTTATCATGGCAGCGGGGTAGATATGAGAGTTGGTTTCGAGTCCAACTTGTAACTCTATAACAACTGAAGGCCGTTTCAGCGGGCAACCGCTAATCGCCGTCTCAAGGTTATCGACGACAAAGTTCGTTGTTAATCGTGAGGCGGTTTTCGCTTTCTTATGACGCCACAATCCCAGTTCCAATCGGCTGATTCGCAGCAGGGTTCACCACTCGCCTCGCTCATGGGCGATAACGGTATGGCCCAAGCTGGCGGTGCGCCCAACGCGCAACAGCAAGCTGAGGGCGTGAAAGATACACTCAAAGGCATTATGGCGGCAGCGGTAAGTGTAGCGGCATCTGTACCATCGTTGGGCGACAAGATGAAAGAGATTCGCCAAAGCGCGATGGAAGGCATTTTGGTTGTGCAGAACATGGCGGCTGGCAGTGGGAGCGACAGCGGCGGCTACTAAGCCTACCCGTTAAAGCGACCCCGCAACAGCCTGCAACTGACCCCGTTCAAAGCTGACGGGAAGTGAAGGGAGAAGACGATGGCTAAAACAGTGGAAACCGACAAACTGCTTGAGGGGTTGACCCTCAATGACGAACAAAGAGCGGCTATGACCGCGATTCTCGGTGACGAGAAAAATCTGGAAGCATTCTCGCGGCGTTACTTGAGACGGGATGAAGGTACGCGGTTAGCGCAGGAAGCCGCCGAGGCCAAGCGAGTAGCGGAAGCTGCTCAAGCTAAAGCTGAAAAAGAATTCAACGAGAGTGAAGCGTATCGCTTGACTCTCACTGATTGGGAAGCGAAAAAGTTGGCAGAACTGAAAACCAAAGAGGATGCAATAGAGGCTGAGCGCGTGCGATTCAAAGCGGCGTTGTTGGGCGGTGGCATCGATCCTGAAAGCGATGAAGGCCGTCGTCTCGCCGCGCAACACGCCGACCAACCTCCAGCCTTCGATCCCAAGTCTCTCAAGGGCCAGTACATCGATATGGACATGGGTCGAGAGATTGCCAAACAAGCGATTGAGTTGCCACTGCAAATGCCCGCCATTATGGCCCGTCACCAGAAACTTTACGGTACAACCGAAGCGGACTGGGCAGGATTCCAACAGGCAGCGAAAACCGACTTGCTCACCAAAGGTATCTCAGTCGAAGCTACCGCCGAAACCTTTTTCAAGTTCAAGGACAAGGAAACTGAACTTGCCACGCAGGCGATTGAAGACCGTATTGCCCGCGAAGTTGAGGACAAGGTAAACGCAGCTCTGTCCGCTGCGAAACTACCCGGTGGTTCGTACAACCCCAATGCCCCAACCGATAAATTATTTACCGAGGAGTTTGCGGCTCAGACCAAAGACTCTGAATCGGTGCAAGACAAACGCGCGCTTGACCACTTCCTTGTAGCAAATGAGGAATTGCGCAAGGCGGGCGTGACGATGGAGTATTAGTGAACACTGCGACCTACACGCCTAGTGCAAGCGTCTCGTGTTCAAACCCTGAACCAAGGAGACGCTTATGTCCATTAATATCAATTGGTTAAACGCGATAACCTACAGAAGTATCAATCCTATCTCAATCGAAGACCTCGTGTTCCGCAAAGGCGCACTGCTTGCCAACCTGCGCAAGAACGGGTTTGAGCCGTACACGGGTGGTGTCTCAATGGACACGGCCATGATTTACGACTCGATGATTGGCGGGTTCTATGACACAGGTAGCCCGTTATCCACCGAGGTAGTGCAGCCCATCGCCGGTCAGACCTTCACGCCGCGCAAGTCGTACACCACGGTCAGCGAATATCTGGAGAATCTGGCAGTCAACCGTGGGCCAGCGGCAGTGTTTAGTGCGTTGCGCGTGAAACATCGCGTTGCTATGAACACGCTGAACACCATCTGGAACATTGGGCTATGGTTGCATGGCCAGAACCTCTCTGGTGACAATCGTTTGCTTTTTACCAATGGTCTTGAGGAAGCGTTGAACGATGGCGTGACCCAAAGCTGGCGTGGCAACATCTTCACATCTTACGGTGGTCAAACCCGCAACGCGGAAGTTGGCGTCGGCTACAACAGCGTTCCCTACTTTGGCGGCGACTCCACCACTGGCGCGGCTGGTCAGCTTACTTACGACAAGATGGTTGACATGCACTTGCGCGGTACAGAAGGCGACCGGATGCCTAACCTCTACATTTCCAATAAGGCAATGTGGGGTTTCGCGCTCAAGCGGGTTCAGGCCCAGCAACACTTCCGGTTTGACCGTGATATTGGCACTGACGCGGTGTATGGCGCTCGTTCTATCAAGTTTATGAACGGCGATTGGGTAATTGATAATTACGCGCCATCGTCCAGCACGCAGTTTGGCTTGAATGAAGCAAAGTTAGGCAACTATCAAACCAGCGCGACGATCACCATTTCTGGCACACCAGCCGCAGGCAGCAATCTACCGGCTTCGGGCACCTTTGTACCCGGTGAAGTGGTTGCCATGCTCAATACTGACACGTGGAAGTATCGGCTCAGCGACCACCCGTTATTCAAATTCGGGTTCCGTGACTACGTGCCTAACCAAGTGGACAACTTGATCGTTGGCCGTATTCACGCAATGGGCACGGCATATTGCACTGCGCCTTGGTTGAATGTCCTTGGCATGGGCTTTAATTCGTAAGGGAGGCTATCAATGGCAATCGGACTGGCACCTAATGGTGCATATCTCGTAAGCGGCACGCTCAACAACGAGGATGTTGCCTCAGCTACGTTCAATAGCTTGGCCTACCCAACGGGCCAACTCGGCAAACTCATCACGCTCAGTGACGCGATGGCTGCACGGTTTAGCTATAGTACCAACACGCTATTTGCCGGTGTCTACCAATGCGTTCAATTCCTCTCGACCTCGACTGCTGCGAACCTTCGTGGTGGGGCGGTGTTCTGGCAGAGCCGGGCCAGCTTTATCGTGACGCCTGATGCTACGGCGGTCACTGAAGCGGACTTTGCAGGCGTGGGGTTAATGGTCAACACCAAGGGCAACTTTGGTTGGATTCAAGTGGCTGGCAAGGCGGGTTGCTTGTATCGCGCCACCGTCACGGACAAGAATGTCAGCAACCTGGTGCTTCAGTTGACTACTACCAACACGTTTGATGCTATCGCCGACGCAACTGGCACCTATGTTTCAGGCGGTGTCAAAGGTATCAAGAATATCGTCGGGCAGGCAATCACGATACCCGCTGACGGTGCTATTGCAACTGTGGCGATTTGGCCGCGTAATCTGAACTTCGGCTAAGGAGGCTTATGGGGCTTACATATACACGTGTCTCTGGCGGCGAAGGTAGTTGGGGGCAGATACGGTTCAAGGTGTTTGACGTGCTGTACGACAATTCGTACCCCACGGGTGGCGAAGTGCTCAGCCCGGCGATGATTGGACTTCAGAACATCGTCGGTTCACTGCAAATCGGGGTCAAGGATGCTACGTCAGGCGGGGTGATGACTCAGTTTGTTCCTGGTGCGACACCTAAGCTAATGGCCCTGCGTTCCGCGGGTGGCACGGTAACGGGCAGTGCGGTGGTGAAAGGTGGGGCGTTGGGTGAAGCGATTGGCATTAATCCCGATGGCAACACCGGCGTTCTGAGCAAGGCCGCTGCTACCGACCGCACAATTCCCATTGCCACACTGCTTGGTGGTACATTATCAGTTGCCCAAGGTGCGATGGCAGAGGTAGCTAACACTACCGACCTTTCGCTGGTGCAGGTGAGAGTGATGTTTATCGGAAACTGAGCGATGAAACATGAGCAGCACGAGCTTTGGCGATCTCTGGAACGAACTCACCGCGCAGGTGAAGGTGCTCGATGCTCTCGCCGCGCAGAAGTTTATCAATCGTGCGTGGTCAGACGTTGGAAAGGCTTATGAGTGGTCATGGCTGAGAGCACTGGGGGTATTCTCAGCCCCTGCTATCATCTCCACCGGCCTGGTTTCAATCAACCAATTCAGCCGTGACCTGACGTTTGACGCTACCGCTGCCGCGATCCTCGACGCCCTTACCCTTGACATCCCGCTCACTACTCGACAGATTAAGATTGCTGGTGGGCCACCGTACTCCATCGCATCGTACACACCGGGTGGCACGGCGACACTTGACCCACTTGGCCTAGTGTTTCAAGAGGCATCGGCAGTTACCGCAACTTTCGTCATCGTCAAAGCCTACTACGCCCCGCCATCGCCGGACTTTGCCCGCTTTATTTCAGTGCGTGATCCTATTTCCGGCTATCGACTGGCCTTTGGTTCACAGTTTACGCAGGAAGCGTTGGATCGTTACGATCCCGTCCGCTCAGACGCTTCGCAACCGCGTTGCATTGCCACGTTGTATAGCAAGTTGAGTGACGCAGGGATAGACGGTGGCGGCCCAGCAACCGGCCAAATCACCGCCTTCTCTCCACGTTGGGAAATCTGGCCGCATCCCACAACCGCGCGAGGCTTTCAAATTGCTTATCGCAAACGCACCGTGGATTTTGTCAACGACGACGACACAATCCCCGACAGCATCAGTCCTGATCTAATCATCACGCGGGCCAAGTACCGTGCGTATGAGTGGGCCGAAACAAACAAGGCTGGTCAACCCGATTTACTCTCAACCAACTGGATGGCGCTGGTAGGCATGGCGCTAGGAGAGTATAAGGAACTGTTACGCGCGGAGATAAAGGCTGACCGGGAAACCTTCCCCAACAGCCGCGTGTTTCGTCAACAAGGATACGGGAGGTACGACCCGACTTGGATACAAACCCATGAAGACCCAATTGCTTCGCTTGAAGCGTTTTTCAACTATCGATTCTAAAGGAGACAAACCATGAACATCTTATCAGCTTCCGACAATGATCAATCTGCCCCGGCAGGTAACTTGACCGGTGCAACGGTTGCTATCAACGCAGAAGGCGGCAACCCACCGATTAACACGGTCGGTGTGGTGGACGTGGGCGTGACACCACCTGTTCCGGCCAATGCTATCACCGACATGACAGTGAATGAGGGTGATGGTGGCACCGTTAAGAGCGCAGCCGACTAATGCCGCAATTCACTCACACCGACTTTGCGACCGCCAAGGCCGCTGTAGCCGCGCGTTTACAGGACTCTACCATGAAGTTCTGGATTGACGCTGAGTTGGGTAGCTATGTTCGAGAAGCCTTGCAATTCTGGAACCTTGCTGCACTCTACAATCGTGACAAAGTATCGCTCACGACGGTCGTGGGGCAGAAGTTTTACGACCTCTCCACGGCAGTGAACGGTGTAGGCGATGCAATGCTGGCACGTGATACTAAGGATCGTGCCGTGGTTAATGCTCTCCAGTATAACCTTCGTGAAAATGTCAATGACTTTGCCGTCTCGTCCGTGTGGGCAGGCACCTCCATGTTCACAATGGCAGATTTACAGGGTGCAATTCAACGGCGGCTCAACCAACTGCTCTCTGAAACCAGCGTGATTGTCACCGAGTCACAACAAGTCGTTGCAGCGGGTAATGGCCGGGTTGATTTATCACAGCTTATTCTGGATATCGTGCGGCCTGCGTGGATAGTGCTCGATAACGCTGGCAACGAGTCCGCTATCTCTCGGCTCAACATCATCGATGAGTCCACCGCAGGGAAACAATCGCGCAATTGGGCCATCAGTCCCGCGACTCCGCAGTCATTTTCTATCATTGTTACATCTAACCTGCAACTACAATTGGTACCCCCACCCGTTGACAATGGTAAGTTGCACTTGCTTACAGTGAACGATAACGCCGACTTGGACGTGACTACAGGCATTGCCATCAACCTGTCTAACGACCTTGTGCCCATTCTCCGTTACGGCGCACTGGCCGACCTGCTCAGTCGTGATGGTGAATCGCAGGATCAAGGCCGCGCGGAATACTGTGAGAAGCGTTGGCAAGAGGGTGTCGAGATGGCGAAGCTGTACGCCTCCGCAATGGCTGGGATGATTAACGGTGTGCCATGCCAGCTATGCAGCATAGAGGACTTTGATGGGCAATCGTTTCGCTGGCAGTCCACGGTTGGCAGGCCCACGGTTCTGGCAATGGCTGGGCTAAACTTACTTGCTACCAACAAAGTGCCCGATGCGCAGTACGGCATTACATTGGACGTGGTACGGAATGCGATTTTACCAACCGCAGACGGTGACTTTGTGCAGATCGGCAAGGAGTATCTTGATGCACTCTACGACTACACCGTCCACCTCGCGTTATTTAAGAAAGGTACCGCTGAGGTGCAATCATCCACTCCTCTCTACGAACGCTTTATGCGCATAGCCGCAGACTATAACTCGAAACTCAAAGCTCATGCGCCTGCGTTTGACGTGCTTGTTACCAAGGAACGTGAACAGTACAAAGACAGCCCACTGAGGCTTGTGGCATGATTACTATTGATCCTATTGCCATGCAATTAAAAGTAAACGCACTTTGGCGAAGCCCGATTGAGATATGCGCGGATTGTAGGACTAACAAGCCTTGGTTTAAGCATGAGAGTTGCTTGTATATTTTTGAGAACGCTAAGTAGCTTCTTACTCAGCGCGTAGAGGTTATTTGGGTAGACAATGGTTATAGATTAAGTAAACTTTCATGATCGAAGGACTTATTACCCGCAGCAATCGTGACGTGTTGGCTGACACGACGACCTCAGACTGGTTGCCAAACTTGAAAGGTCGGGCCGATGTGCCGGAAGTGA